TATGACAGCATCTGCAGGAGAAAAAGATAAGAAAAGATGCCTAAAAGCAGGAGCAGATTTCTATATAACAAAACCAGTTATAAGAGAAGATTTATACCAAACATTAGATAAAATGATAGGAAAATTTTATACCACATAAATGTTTTTAATTTTAAATACAGAATAATGCAATGACAAGATGGAAGTTAATGGCAGGAGAGTCTTCTGTAAAGCTAATAAGGATATATGAACAATTGGTACAAAATAGCAAAAGAAGTTAAAAAGTTAGACACATTAAATAGAAATGATTTATTGTATAACGGCATAAAAAATCTATGTGAAAAAGAAGAAATTTCTTTTACAGGAGATAAGGCGTGGTTAACTCCCAACGGTTATTGGATTAATGTTAAAAATCATACAGATATATTTCCTAAAAGAGCTTCGGTTTCAGAATGTTTTTCTGAAATGGAAAAAAGAAATTGGTTTAGAGTTGTAAGAGAACACTATTGTGGAGGAAAATACATATATGTTGATACTAATAATGGTCGTCAAAAAATTACTCCAATACAAAATTCTGCAATAAAAGAAGCCAGCCGACAATCAAACTGTATGGTTATAAAAAATCCAGACAAATGGTTTTAATGCAACGGCAACATTTTGAAAACAGAATTGATATTATTTGCAATTAACATTAGGAATAAGTGGCAATAAAATTGTTTTTATTTTTTTAATATATTCCATTGAAGTTCTTTTTTCATTTCTAAAAAAAACATCTGGCAAATCTTTTTGAGGAACAAATTGTTGTAAAACATACTTCTTGCAATCTTTAATTGTTTTTGCAATTTCTGTCATTTCTTTTTCAGTATGTATCTTTTCTATTACAGTGGTTCTAAATTCATAATCAATTGCTTTATTTTTTATTAATTCTATACTTTTTAATATATTTTCAATATATTTGTATCCAACTAATTTATCATAATTGTCTAAACTGCATTTAATATCCATGGCAATATAATCAATTTTATCAATTATATCAAACAAAACTCCAGGTAAAGATCCATTAGTATCAAGCTTAATAGCAAACTTGTATTTTTTTAATAAATCAATTAGTTTTGGCAATGACTCATGAATAGTTGGTTCTCCACCAGTTAAAACAATACCATCTACCCAATTATCACTAAAATTATCACAGGCAAGTTTTATCTTATCCCATTCTATTCCACCTTTGGTGTTTTGAAGAAGAGTATAATTATGACAAAACCCACACTTAAAATTACATCCTGAAGTAAAAAAAACAGCAGCAATTTTGCCAGGATAATCAATAAATGTAGGATTTTTTAAATAAGAATAAACTGGAGACAAATCATGCATTATTTTCTTGCTAAATTAAAAACATGTTCAATCATTTTAGATGTTATTTTTCCATCATTATTGGAATAATCAGTTTGCAAACCTAAATATTGATAAGTCATATATCCTTTACAAATTTCGTCTGTCTCATAATAATCATTTTTTATAGTAACATGTTGCTTTTCGTCTTTTTTTAAAATCAAGAAGGAAGGGATTCTTTGAGCATTTAAACAATCAAAATCGCAAAACATTATTAAACCATCTTCACTCATAACGTCTATAAGCTGTTTTTCAAAATCCTTATATTCATCTAGTTTTAATAATTCATCAATCTTATGATTCAAAGCCTTGCACTTTTCACAATCTTTTTTACCAAAAACAATTACTTTATATTTTTTCATATTTTTATCTTTCAAAGCACCAAAATATTAACAAGTTATCTTACTTTTTTATAATTGTACAATTATTTAATTTAAACTACAAACATTATTTTTACATTTAATATGTTCTTTTTCAAATTTTGTTTCTATTTTGCCATTTTCGTCAGCCCTTTCAACAGAATAATAACCTTTATGTCTAGCTACTAATTCTCCATATCTTTTAGATTTGTTCCAGTTTCTAATTTTACTAAAATAACCCACTATTCTTGTTTCTTGGATTAAATTAGTAGAACCACATTTATCACATTTTTCTTTTAATCCTCTCATATTGTGATAGCAATTGTCACAATAAGTAAATTCTGGAGAAATAGCTATCTGTGCAGCTTGAGTAGTAAACAATATATTTTTAATTAACTTAGCTATTGATTCAACAGATGGTTTCTCTTCTCCAATAAATGCGTGAATTATTGCACCAGACTCCACCATACTATGAAACTTACTTTGTTTTTTAATTCTTTCAATAATAGAAATAGGAGCATCAGCGGCAAGATGAACGCTATTAGTATAATAAATAGCATCATCATCTCCTTTAATAATCCCTTTTGATTCTTCTTTAAAAGAAATAGAATCTATTTTTGCCAGTTTTCTAGCACAACTTTCTGCAGGAGATTCTTCAAGAGTTATTTTTAGTTTGTTTTTTTCAGCATATTGTTTTACTTTTAAAAACATATAATTAATAATTTTTAGACCCAAAGACATTGCCTCATCACTTTCATGTAGTTCTTTTCCTATTATAAACTTAACAGCATCATTGACCCCAATTAGCCCTATTATATAAGTAGATGAATCTAAATCTACATAAGGCTTTCCATCACAAGCCATTTTGCCAATCTGCCATAAAGGTTTTCCAGGGGCAGACATTAAATCTTTTATTAATTCTTTTTTCTGTAAATGAGCTTTAACAGCTAAATCCATTGCGTAGTCTAGTTCTTTCTTTAATCCATCTAATGTTTTTTGCCCTTTTCTAAAAGACCTATATGCAGCTTGAGGAATATTAATAGTTACATTTTGAAAACCACAAAATCTCATAGATTCAGGATGTCTTAAAACATATTTATCATCAATTGTTGTTCTTAAACGGCAACAAGCAGAAAGAGTAACGGCATCTCTATCAAAAACAAAATAAGTAGAGCCGTTTTTACTTGCTAATTCACAAGCTTTTATAAAGACATCATACTGTTCCTTGTCCTTGAATGTTTCTTCGCTAACATGAAAATCGCATTTGGGGAATTCAAAAACCCTACCATATCTATCACCTTCACCCCAAACTTCTAACAATGCTACAGCAAAATCTCTAGCTATTTTACCATAATCACCATAAGTAATAACATGTTCTCCTCCTTGTACTACTTCATTTCTAACTTTTTCATCATAAACTATTTCTTCTTTCTTAACATCATAAATTTCTTTTAAAACAAGACGCTTATTTTCTCCGTTAACTTCATAAAGTTCCATTAAAGGATTTTTGGAATATTTATCTTTTTTAATTTCTTCAACTAGATTAACTTTTGTACCATCCCTTTTCCTTAACATATAAAAACCGCCAGGACCAATACTAGGAACATCTTTTAAATAAGAAGGTACACCAGAATGAATATTAAAATCCTGAAAAAGAACTTGTCCCCCTCTACTAAAAGCATTCTGACTACCATTAAAAATCAATTCTTGTGCAATCTGTTTTAATTGTTTGGCATCCATTCCCTCTAATAATGGAGCATACATAATATTAACATATGCTATTCCCAAAGCTCCTGCATAATTGCTTTGCATGGATGCTAAACGAGTATTTAAATGACCAGTTAGAACAGAAGCACTTTTAGCTGGTTTTGACGCTGTGTTTAAATTTAGCAAATCAGTTAAACCATATTTTTTTAAATATTCCAAAGAATGGGAAGAACAATAAACTCTATCAGGATAACCTAAATCATGTAAATAAATAACTCCGTTTTCATGAGCACGCTTTACATCTGTTGTAAAAACAGTGTCTAAAGCCCATTGTTTTAAAACCAGTTCTGCTATCCCAAGGTTAACCATTTCAGTATTATTGTTAACTATATTACTGTTTTCAACAGATTTGGCACTCATTAAATTTTCAATGAAATCTTTTGGAATAGAATATGAAGACAAGTCTTTTAGTTCTTCTTTGAACCCTTTTTCAGCCAATTCGTTATTAACCATTTCTCTAATTAATTTAGTACTTATGCTCTTTAATCCGCTAGATATAATTTGATTTTCAACTGTTTTAGCAACAGATACAGCAATGTCTTCAGGAAGGTTAACTGTTTCTATTAAATGTTGAACTATTTTGTTGTGATCCCAAGATGAACTTTCTTTACTTGTCATTGATTCCACAATAAGCATACTAGCATCAGTTAAATCTTTAATAGATTTTTTGCTGCGTTTTACTTTTATACTGTTTCTTATCAACTCCTTTTGCTTTCTAAATTTTTTATATGCAGGAAGTATAACAGAAAGATTTGATTCTGATAAAACAATTTCAACCAACTCCTTTATGTTTTCGGCATCAACAATCCTTTTACCCTTGTCATCAGCTGCAACATAAAATTCATCCTTTTTATCATTTAAATGATCAATAACAGAATCAACTATTTTTAAAACATCTCCATCTTTAAAATCAATTTTTTTACTAGCAGAAGTGTCCCTTGCTGCTTTCTTAATTGCATTTTCTATCTTTTCCCTTTTAAAGGCAACCAATACCCCATGCTTGTTCCTAAAACCATTAATTTTATTTTCAGATTGAACAACAGAATTATCACTCATTTATTTCTCCTGATTTTGTATATTAAAAAATTAAAACACTTATTAGCATCATATTAACTTCATATAAAAAAAAGATTAACCTACAAAAAAATTTAAAAAAATTATACTATTTTATTTCCATTATTATACTTCATTTTTTTCATTTTTTTTAAAAAAATATACACTTCAAAATATAGTTTAAATCAATAGTAACAACTAATGATATATTATATGAATTCCGGATAATAATGAACAAACAAATCCATAGGAGGTTTTCTACCAACATTTTTCCATGCATCTAAAATTTTATGCTCTTGTTCAATTATAGATTGAAAAAACTTTTCTTTTGAATATCCTCCATCAATAAAATCTTTTTCATATATTTTTTTAAAACACTTAGGACACAACCCATGACTTTTTAATTGCTCTCTTTCTTGATTGTCAGAAATACTCTTTGGAGGAAATAGAATTTTTTGACAAACAGAACAAGTTGTAAAGAACCATCCAGCTGTTTGATTGATTTTGTTCCATTCATTTCTATTCATTTTTATAATTTTTTTCCCACATACTGTTTTCATTATTTTCATGATAATTTATTCCAAGAATTATATCATTAAATTTTAAATTTTTCTTTTAATAAAGGATAGCCTTCCATCCAATTACCTATCAATGCATCTGATTTTCCATGCTTTGCCCAATATTTTGTAATCATTTCAGTAGGCAAATTAACACCAAAATAGTCCCATCCATCAGGAATTATTCCTAATATTGGTTTTCCACCATTGGCATGATACATTGTGAAATCTAATACCTTGCTATTCAAAGTATTCCAAGCATGTTCTATTGGTATAATTCCGGAATATAAATATCCCTCAACATATTTAATTTTATCACCAGAAAATTGAGATAAAGATTGAGCATTATAAAAACATTGTTTCATTTTATACCTTTTGGTCTCATAATATATTTTTTTTAAATAATCCAATTCTTCTTTTGTTAAAGACTGAGAAATGTAATGCTTGCCATGTTGTATAAGAAAGTCTTCCGGACTACTATAATAATATTGGTCTTTATTTAAAAATCCGCTTTTTCCTCTAACTTTTTGAACGGCTTTTAAAAACTCATCATTTGGATTTGCAGAAATAGTATTTTCCTTGATTTCATCAGTATAATTTGATGGAATAGCGTCTTCTTTACTCTGAATTTTTATAATTCTCATGTTAAATTGTTATGAAAAATAATCACAAAATCCTACTAAGATATATTTATAATTTTTATTCTTGACATTTTTATGTAAAAATGTATTCTGCTTCTAAAAACAAAACAAATAAGGAGGTAAAAAAACATTTAATTTTTTTAGTTGACTTTTTCAGTAAAATATATATATTCTGCCACATTAAACAAAACAATAGAAGGAAAAAATAATGAACTATAAACTATCAGTGTCCATCTTCTCTTTAATTACAGCAATTGCATTATGTTCTTGTTCTCCAATTGAGGGACCACAAAGGAAAATCTTAACAGAAATGACCACTATCCAATTGCCGCCAGTATCAAACCAAGACATAAATATAGAGTTTGTTTATGATGCTTCTGGAAGTATGGGGGAAACTGTTAAAGATTCTAAAGGTAAGAGTCAAAAGAAATACATTGTAGCTAATAATGCTCTTTTGTCTGCAGCCACAATTATACAGGGATTCTCTATGGCTACAAATAGGAATATTAATTGCGGCATGTGGATGCTTAGGGGAGGAAGTCCTGCCAAAGTTTTTGATCTAGATAAATTTAATATTAATAGATTTAATAGTTTCTGCAAAAACTTTGATGAGCCTAGTGGAAATACGCCCTTGGGACTAACAATAGACGGAGCAGCTTGTGATGTTCTTCGTAAAAGAGTATTTAAAAACTATATAGTTGTTATAAGCGACGGAGAAAGTAATTCTGGAAGAGATCCTTATGAATCTATTGTGGAAAAAACAAACTTTGCCAATAATGAAGCAAATTTGAAATTTTTCTTCATAGCTTTTGATGTCAATTCAAGTGTATTTAAATCAATTAAAAAGCTATCCAATGTTGATGTGTTTGAAGCTGCAGATGAAAAACAACTAACAGAAAGGCTTGGTTTTATTGTAGAAAAGAAAATACTTCTGGAAAATGAATAATTTGGCTTGACAAAATATCTAATTATGTTATAAACATTACAAATAGAAACAAAAGTAAAGAAAAACAAAAAAGGAGAACAAAAAATGTGGAAAGCACTAAAAAGACTCTTGATCGCTATTGGTATTATGGCAGAAGATCTAACAAACACAGATGGTATTAACCAAGCAGTAGTTGAACGTGGCATCAGAGACTCTAAGGAAAGAGCAAGTAAAGCGTCTGAAGACAACGGTAAATTGGCTGGTTCAATTTCTTTGTTGAAAGAACAGTTGAAGAAAGAAGGAAGACAAAAAGAAGAACTGCAAGGCTTGCTGTCCTATGCTGCATCAGTTAACGATGAAGCTAATGGAGCAAATTATGCAGAACAACTGGCCAATCTTGAAGAAACTATTAAAGATAACCAAGAACAGTATGATAATTTGGAACTTATGTATAAACAAAACACCCAAATCATCGCTGAAAGCATTAGACAAATACAAAAGTTCCAAGCAGAATTTAGTCAACTCAAAATTAAAGTCTCTATGAGCAGGTCCATGGAAGGACTTGCCACTATGATGAAGAGTTCCATAACTGAATTGCAAGGTATGGTGGGCGGAGAAATGAGTGAATCCATGGAGAAATTGAGACAATCTGCTGCCAATGGAGAAGGGCAAATTAGAGCAACTATGGATCTTGCCAAAGAAATGGGATCTAATATTAGAAATCAACAAGAAGCCAGGAAAGCAAAAGGAGCTATGCTGTTTAAAGAATACCAAAACAAAATTGGTATTTCTAAAAAACAACCAGAAGTTGCTCAAACAACCCTTCCTGAAAAAGAAAAGATTAAGGTGGCTTAATTATGAGAAATAAAAAAATTGCAATTACAATAGTATCTTTTTTGGTGGCCGGACTAATATGCCTTGCAGGTTGCTATGACGGCTATTTGCTGACACAAAAAGATTCTCTTTCTTCTAATATATTTGTTGTCCCATGTGCAAATGGAGTATATATAGTCAAAACAAAAGACGGCAACATTTGGTATTATCAAGTCAATACAGATAATGGAGACGTGTTAAAATATGTTATTTTCGGAGATGTTACCACTAACTCTTTGACAAGACAATGTATCCAAACAAATGTTATTGAATTAGAAAAATCAAAATAAGGAGGAAAAAATAGACATTTAATTCCAAATATATTAATAAATTAGACCAAAAATTAGAAAAATTAGAAAAAAAAACAAAAAGATAGTAAACAAGGAAAGAAGGAGAAAAAATGATTACGCTAAAAGGTAAAATTCTGTTGACTGTAGTAGTGCTTGCAATTGCTGGATTTGGAACTTGGAAATGGAGCGACAAACTGTTTCCAAAAGCTAAACAAGAAGCAACTTCTAATATTAAAGATGTCGTAAATAAGTTGCTTGCTGGAACTAACGCTGTTTTTTTGAAGGAATCTTCGTCTATTCCTCCTGTAGTCGGAACCAGCGATTACGACAAAACCAGCAAAAATGGTAAAATTGTAGTTAATTTTCCCATTAATGTCTGGCCTGGTTGGGCTCCAATTATTGTTGCCAATCAAGGAATGGATGCCAATGATAATAGCGTATTTTTTAAGAAATACGGATTTTATGTTCAACTAAGTATTGTTGATGATCCTGTTAAAGCAAGAGATTTGTTTGCAAGCGGACATACACATGTTCTTTGGGGAACGCTAGATATGATGGCCTTGTTTGCCCCTGCTCTTGTTAGAGATTCAAGAACCATTCCAGTTATAGCTCAACAAATTGACTGGTCTTCTGGTGGAGACGGCATCGTAGCAAGAAATGGAATTAAAAACATAAATGATCTATCTATGAAAAACGGCATTAAGAAAAAGGTGGTGCTTTCTCAAAATTCTCCTAGCCATGCCTTTATTATGTCATTGCTGTTGGATGCAGGTATTGATCCTTCACAGATAGACTTTAAATGGACTGCAGACGCCCCTTCAGCCGCAAAAATATTTGTACAAGACAATACCATGGATGCATTTGTTGGATGGTCTCCGGACATATATACGGTTTCAGAAGGAGTTCCTAATACAAAACTTATAGTTAGTACGGCTAGTGCTAATCATCTGTTGGCTGACGTTTGGGCTGTCAGAAACGACTTTTATAGAGACCACCCTGATGTGGTTGCCAACCTTGTTAGAGGAATATTTGAAGGCATGGAAATGGTAAGGAAAGATCCCACCAATGCAGCTAGTTTAATGTCAAAGGCATATAGTCTTCCGGAAGGAGATTGTTTGGCCATGATTGGAAAAGATGGTGGTATTACAAGCGGAGATGCACACCTTACTAATTATCGCGAAAACTTTAAATTCTTTCTTGAACCCAATAATCCTTCAAGTTTTGATGTTGTATGGAATAGATCTTCTGCTATTTATAGTGGGCTTGGAGCAATTGATACTATAGTAGTAGCATCTAAAGTTAAAGCTTCTAAGATTATATCTGAAATGTCAGAAGAATACAAAGATTCTACAGATTTGTCTCAAGCAACATTTAAGCCAAATGCTGTTTTCGGCAAAGCTGAATCAGACGCCAATCAGATTCTAACTAAAGCTGTTATTATTAATTTTGAACCTAACAAATCTGAAATTAATACTAACTATGATACTAATATTCCTGTTACTATAGAAGAAATTGGCAAACTGGCAGGATCTTTTGGTAATGCCTACATAGTTATTGAAGGAAATACAGACGCAAGCAGAAAAGGTCTTATCCCAGCAGATTTGGTTAGACAACTTTCCTATGATAGAGCAGATTCAGTTAAAAAGTATATCATTAGTAAATATAAATTTGATAATGATAAATTCAAGGTTATAGGCAATGGATGGGAAAATCCTCTTGCAGGTATGACTGACCCAAGCAATACGGAAGCTAATAAGAAAAACCGTAGGGTTGAAGTAAAGGTTTTCTCTCTAGAACAATAACTAAGTTCAAATAAACAGGTTGGGTAGCCAATAATTAAAATGGCTACCCAACCTCTGCATAATGGTAATATTCATGATTAACTTTGTTTTATTTTCAATATTTTTTTCTATAGCTGTTGTTATAGCTGCAACAATTATAAATCCAACAATAAGAAAGAAAATATCATATAAAAAATCAGTCTCTCTAACCGCGTCTTTTATTATTTTAACTTTGCTTGGATGGTGGTTAGTTACAGCAGGAAGCGTAATAGAAGAAAGAATTCTTTCGCCAATTATTCTTCCAAATCCAGTTGAAGTTATTCAAGCATTTCCAGATCTTCACTTTAATCAGAACTTAGTGAGAAGTGCCTTTACATCATTTACAAGAGTTGGCATTGGGTTTTTATTGGCAACTTTAGTAGCCATAACATTGGGAACATATATGGCTTCTTTTAGTTGCATATCAGATTTTTTTAAGCCACTGGCATTAGTTAGTGCATATGTCCCAATTATAGTTTTCGTTCCATTAACATTGGCATGGTGGGGAACTAGCGAAACACAAAAAATCGGCTTCCTGTTTATAGCTTGTTTTGTTGCCCTACTTCCTTTGGTAATTAAAGCGATAAATAATGTTAACTCATCTCTAGTAGATGTTGCATTAACAAAAGGAGCATCTAGTCGGCAAATATTAAGGCATGTTCTATTGCCAGTATCTATGCCAGAAATATGGGAACATCTAAGGGGAGTATACGGGGTTGGCTGGGGTTGGATTATATTGGCAGAAGTTGTTAATGCCCAAAACGGACTTGGCTATCTTATATCTGTTTCAGAAAGAAGGGGACATACCAATTCAACATTTGCAGTTATTATAGTAATTGTTTTAATAGCTATTCTTTGTGATAAAATATGGGTTTGTATTGGTAAAAAACTTTTCCCTTATAAAAATAGATAATAAGAAATTTTAAAAAATATGAAAATTAAAAATATAGTTAATTGTTTCTGGACAACACCTGATAAAAATGTTAATAAAGAAAATACCCCTGTAATTATAAAAGAGGAAACTTCTCCTGAAAAACAAATAGTAGAGATAAAACAAAAATTACTCTCTCCTATTCAAAATAGTAAAATAAATAATCTTTTGCCTAAACAAACAAAAACATCTGAACTGGTTGTTTTTGAAAATGTTACTAAAAAATTCGGCAATAAAGTTGCTATTCAAGACGTGTCTTTTATAGTCCATGATATTCCAAATAAAGGAGAATTAATTACAATAGTTGGACAATCAGGATGTGGTAAATCAACAGTTCTAAAAATACTGGCAGGACTGGAACCTCACTTCCCACCAACTTCAGGAAAGGTTATAGTTTTCGGAAAGAACTTGGAAAAACCATCAGCAGAAAGAGGACTTGTTGATCAAAAATATTCTCTTTTACCCAATCTAACAGTTATAGATAATATAGCCTTTGGACTTATGCTTAGAAATATTAATAAAAAAGATCGTAGAGAACAAGCAATGGAATGGGTCAAAAAAGTAGATTTGGAAGGTTCAGAACAAAAATATCCTCACGAACTTTCTGGCGGTATGCAGCAAAGAGTCTCTATAGCATCAACCCTTATACTTAAACCAAGAATATTGCTAATGGATGAACCTTTTGGAGCCCTAGATCCTAAAATTAGACTTCAAATGCAAGAACTTCTTATTAAATTGTGGGAAGAACAAGAAACAACTGTTTTTTTTGTCACCCATTCCGTAGAAGAAGCCGTCTACCTTGGAGATAGAATTTATAGAATGTCCCCAAATCCTGGCAGACTTGTTGAAATTATAGAAACTCCAAGACCAGATAAAATGGCATGGCAAGTTAGAAATGAAAAATGGTTCGTAGAAGCAACCAGAAACTTATTACATAAATTGGAAGAAAACACAAATGGAAATTAATTTTACTAGAGAATTTATAAAAAGCAAAACCAACATCGTCATGGCTCTGTCTACACTTGGTTTGGGATTTATGTGCGGAGAATGGTACACTCTTGTACTAGGTATAATAATATACGGACTGTCAATTTTGTTTGTCCCAGAAATGCCATGGTTCAAAAATAAAATTATAAATGAATATCAAGAAATAGAAAAACAAAATAATGAAAAAGAAAAACAGAAACTTATAGAAAAAAGAGACTCACAACTATCAACACTTCAACCCACAAGAAAAGAGAAATATTATTCTCTTGCAGAAACTTGTTTAAAAATAGAAGAAAACACAGAAAATAGTTCACAAGAATATGAATCTGTTTTTAGAAAACTAGAAGAACTGTTGTCAACTTACCTTAAATTATTAATTATAGAACAATCACTTCAATTGTTTGTTGAATCAGAAAAAAAAGAAGATATAGAATCTTGCCTAAAAGATTCTCAAAAAGAACTATCTGATATAGAAAAAGAAAAATTAAATATACAAAAAGATCCACTGTCATCTAACATACAGTTGGAATCTAAACAAAAATTGCTTGATTCAAAACAAGACAAAATAGCTATACTTAATCAAAGAAAAAATAAACTGGAACAAGCAAAAACTAATATAGAAATCGTCTTGTCAGAACTAGATAGACTAGAACAACAAATTAAATTAATTAGATCTGATTCTATAGCAACAAGAAATACAGATGCTTTAACTAATAAAATTGATGTTAGTATAGAACAAATTAATCAAACAAATAAATGGTTGGTGGAAATGCAAGATTTTAAAGATGTGGTAGGCGATGATTGTCAAACCCAATCAAAAAGAATAGGATTTTTAAAATCGCCTTTAGATAATACCACATTCAATAACTTAAAAAATAATAAGATTAAAAGGGATAAAATAATATATGAATACAAATCTGCCTAAATGGGCTAAAGAATTCGGGCAAAAATGGAATAGCAACTCATATTCTACCTTTGTAATACACGGAAATGTGTTTGATCTTTTTCCATATGACGAAAAATCAACATCATTCTTGTCTCTAAAACAATTTATATCTAAAAGACTCTTCTTAGATAAAAAATATGTTATGCATTACGATATTGGAGATGGTTTGGTTTTTAGAGATAATGAAGTAAAAAAAGATTTTTTTAGCTGGCTAGAAGTATATGACCAAGTTGAAAAAACTAACTTCCATATAGACGGAATGCCTAGAGAGTTTTATAAAATAATCCCCATACTTAAAAGATTCATAAGCCATGTTGAAGATGACAAAGATCCTAAACATAATAAAAACGGAATTATATTTTTTATAGATTTCCCAGAAAAAATATTTCCTAATTCTGAAAACGGCTCTTCACTAGAAGATAAAATGTCAATCACATCTATGCTAAAATTGTCCCTTTCTAAAGAAATAAGAGAATCTAAAATTACATTTATAATGCTTTCAGAATCTATCCCAGAATTAAACCAAGAAATAGTCAGAAATCCAGCAGTATGTAAAGTTGAAATAGACTTCCCTATAGAAAACGAAAGAAATAATTTTATAGAAACTTACCCTGATGAAAACTTTAATAGTATTTGTTCTTTGTCTAAAAAATCTTTGTCCCAAAAAACTTCTGGACTAAATATAACACAAATAAAAAACATACTTTTAGAAGCAGAAAATAACCAATTCATAATAGACCATAATTATTTGTCAAATATTAAAAAGAAACTAATAGAAGAATATTGCCAAGGTCTTATAGTATTTAAAGAACCAAAAGAAAATCTTAACCTAGATTGTATAGCCACACATTCAGCAGCTAAAAAGAAATTAAAAGAAATTGTTTGGTTAATTAAAAACGATAAAAAAGATGTCATAGAAAAAGGAATCCTAATACCAGGAAGAGTGGGAGTCGGAAAATCATTCCTTATAGATTGCTTCTCATCAGAATGCTGCCTGCCAGTCGTTGTACTAGGCGACTTTAGATCTAAATGGGTAGGAGATACAGAAAAACAATTGTCTAAAATATTAGCAACTATTAAAGCACTAGGCCCAGTAATAGTAGTGGTTGACGAAGCAGACGCTGTGTTCGGAAATAGAAGTAGCTCAGGAGATAGCGGAGTCTCTACAAGAGTGTTTGCATCACTAGCAGCTCATATAGGAGATTCTTCAATTAGAGGTACAGAATTGTGGATAGCTATGACATCTAGACCAGATCTCTTGTCAATAGATATGAAAAGACAAGGTAGATTCGGATTATGTATACCACTTTTCCCTACCCAATCTATAAAAGAAACTATGGATATGTTCAAAATAGTAGCAAAAAATAACAAAATAGTTATCAATGAACAAGTTGAACAATATGTAACAAAAACATTCTGTAATAGTGAAATAACAGGTAGCGAAATAGAATCTATAGTTATTAGGGCAAAAGAAATGGCAGTATTGGAAAAACACGATGATAATATAACAGTAGAAAATTTTCAACAAACTATAGAATCTTTTATTAATCCCCTAGACCAAAATGTTCTAATGTTACAAGACCTTGCAGCATATCTTTCATGCACAGATTCTAGATACCTTCCCCAAAAATATTCTGATCAAAAACTTAGAACAGATTTTATTAGAATATTTAATCAATTAATAAATAATATTTAAAAATATTATTGCTCATTGTCTTTGCTATCGCTACTGAATTTCCCTACTATCCAAGACATCATCTTTCCGTCCCCAATGTCCCCAATGCCCCTATTTTGTCCCATTAAATGCACCCAAAATACGTAGCACAAATATTTTAAAATTTAAATAATTAAGGCAAAAAAATACAGGACTAATATTATCGGTTTAAGAATAATATCCTAAAAAATGCAGTAATACGGAGATTAATATATATGAAAATGAAAATGAAAATATCTAAATCACAATGGGAATTTCTTAAATGCTCACAATCAAATCCGGAAATAGATTTGTCTAAAAATCTTCCACAAGACATATATCAAGAAATACAATCACTGCCCAACCAAACTAAAGAAAAAGTTATAAAAGCAATAATACGGTTTTTAAAAGACATAAAAGACAAAAAAATACAACCAAAAGAAGTGGAAGATATTATTAGAGAAGAAATTAAATATATAAAAACGATAGATAAAATGATGAATAAAATAATAGACAAAACCCCAGCCCCAACCATTGATAAAATAAAAGAAATAATAGAACTAGTAAAAACAAATAACCCATCAGATCCAATCTTGAAATACCTAGACGATTTACAGCAATATACTACCGAAATAGACCAATTAACATCCCAAGAAGATAAAATAGGTATCCAAAATGCAATAAATTCAATACTAGATAGATTTAAACAAGGTAAAATAACCAAAGATCAAATGGAACAGTCACTTAAAGAATTCTCTAAAAATAATATAAATAAAATAGTCCTGTCATCAAAAAAATAAAGGAATAATATAAATGATAAATAGTTTAATAAAATCAAACGATTTTCCCCTAAAACAATCACTGTTTTGGATGGACGGAAAAGAAGTTAGCTCCACATGGGGATTCCTAGCACGTAATATCAGCGATAACTGGAGATGGCGTTGCATTAATTGGTTAACAAAAAATAATATCAACACTATGATATTCCTTACCTATGCTAGATTTACACCAGATTACGGAGATATAGATGTAAACCCATTTAAAGGAGATTTTGCATCAGATATTGATTATACAGAAATGACTAAATGGGATTATTGGCTTAAACTTGGTAAAAACGCAGGTAGTAATTTGATACCTTGCCTATATTGCGACGGAGAAACAATAACATCAAATAGAGAAGACTCAGCCCACCAATATTATCTAGACCTGGCCATACCATACCTAGCACAATATTGTAGAGCCTTAATACTAGGACTGGAAATGCCAGAAGTTTTTAAAATTAATAAAATAGAACAAATGATAGCTTACGCTAAAGAAGTTCGTAAACGTAATAATATACCACCAGAAAAATTTCCAATATCAGTACATGTACAATGGAAAAAAGGAGATTATGTTATCAAAGGTCAAGAATGGGGATGCCTAGAACATCCATGGGACCCCAATAAAGGAAACGAACATAGCCCAGAAGAAGTCTCACAAGGAATAACAGATTACGCAAAAGCATCAGGATTGCTAATAGGAGCAGCTGAATATAACCTTAGCCTAGACGAACACCAAAAACAACAAACTATAGCAGCATCTAAAAACCCCTACTGTGTTATGGTGTCAGGAACTATGTAAATTAAAATCAATGTAAAATCAATGAAAATTATCATAAATAGAAAACAATGGGATTCTATGTCTAAGTTTTCTCTATCTTCCCAATCTCATCAATCTTCTCAATCAGAATCTGCAGAATCTATCTTAGTTAAAAAAAAATTACTGGAACTATATAAGGAAAATGAAATAAAACAAAAACCAACCATTAATGCATATTTGTTGTATGCAGTAAAACCATTCAAAGATACAGATATAATAATGAGTGTCCTATATAAAGACCTATATGCCAAAATAACTAAATATAACCAAAAACTTGAGAAAATGTTGCAAAAAATTAAACTAGAACAAGATAAATCAAAAAAAATAAAAGATCTATTGGATTTTTACCCCCAAGCTTACTCAAATGTAGGTAAAGATGAATTGAATGATATAAAAATGGATGTAAGAAAAATGTCAGTTGAAGAAATTAATAAATATATAGATAAATATGTCTCAGGTTGGAGAAATATATAGTAAAAATATATAAATAAAGGAACAAAATGAAAATTACACTATCTAAATCCCAATGGCAACTAATAGGACAAACAACAGGATGGCTTAAAAATGCACAATCAGATATAATACAAAATAAAAAATGTAAAGAATGTCACGGTAAAGGATTCATAACAACAAAATTAAAAAACCTGGGAACATTAGATTATAATGAACATATAATATCTTGCCCATCCTGTAGCGGTAAAGGATATATTACTAAAGAAGACGAAATTTCCTACATGCATAGCATCTGTAATACCCCATGCCCCCATTGTAATTGCAAAACAGCCCAAAAAGCACCAGAAGAAAAAGAAGAAAAAAAAGATAATATAGCCCTAACTATACTAAAACAACTCGGCGGAAATAAATTCCTTGCAATGACAGGAGCTAAAAATTTAATAAACATTGGAAACGGATTGTCTTTTAAACTTCCAGGAGCAGGATTTACTAAAAATGGAATAAATTATGTTAAAATAATATTGAGCCCAAATGATACATATAATATTGAGTTTGGTAAAATACGAGGAACAACCTATAAAATAATAAATACAATCAATGAAGTCTATTTCGATCAATTGCAAGAAATATTCACATCAGAAACAGGACTTGATACACACCTGTAATATGTCTTGACACCTGTAATATGTCTTGACTTTTTTTCATTAATATATTAAATATCCAATGCATCCAGAATAATTATAATAAGGAAATAATATGCCTAAAGAAAAAAAATCAATAGAAATATTAATACAAAATAAATACGGTATCCATGCTAGACCATCAGCCATGTTTGTTAAAACAGCTAGTAAATATCAGTCCAATATAACTGTGGAAAAAGATGATATCAAAATTACAGCCAAAGATATACTGGCACTTATGACTTTGGAAGCTAGATGTGGCACTAAAATAAAAATAACAGCAGAAGGAGAAGACGCACAAGAAGCCTTAAACGATTTGCAACAATTAATTAATAATAAATTCGGTTTTGAAGAATAATATGGAAATAACATTATCTCTTATATAATTAAAACCTATCTAAAAAAAGAATTCCTAATTTTTTAAAAATTTTGTCCCCCCGAAAATTTTTTTTAACATTATTTTTGACATTTTTGATTTTTGATTAAAAGAATCTATAATTTTTTATTTTTTAGTACCCCCCAAAAAAATAAAAAGGGACTCTTTTAAAAAAATATCCCAAACTAGCCCTGAACCTTCCCCCCCTACCCCTATTTCCAAAATCCTTACAAGGGGGTATCTGCCTACCCTATTTCCCTTTACCTGCCCCTTTACCTACCCATTTTCACTACCGATTACTATCGTACGAGTGCCTTTAACCTTACTACAACACCTTTCATTTGTAGCTGCAGGTGGAGGAGATGTTATGGGACTAGCTCTACCATCAGAAGATCTCACTAGGATGGGGGTGCAGGATATCCTATAAAACAACACTCATGGTATATTCACTTATATTAAATATAAACTTTAATGGTATTATACATTATAGTTTATATATCTTATGGTCTGTTAATGGGTCTATATTCATCCACAATGCGTTATCTTATTCAAATAATAAGGTAGGGACTTCTTTTAATTTAGGTTAGATATTGGGCAACCTAAATATTTTATAATAGTAGTTAGTATGGGGAATGTATGAGTATGAGTAATGTCTGGGAGGAAGGGCACGTGGATCCCGTTCCTCCTTTTGTGGCAAAAAATAGTAAAAACGGCACTCATCATATAATGCACTCGCAAAAAATGAGAAGCCCTGTCTCCTTTCTGAAGGCAGGGCTTCTCGTATAATCTAATTTAATCCTATAATTTTTATTCTATATTTTTTATTTTAGCTACGTCATGGTAATCCTCCTTTCATTTTATTTCTAGTTATATTCGCCGGTTTGTCCGGCGTATCAAACGGCTTGACATAAGCCAATTTATTTGGGTATATCAATCGGTTTGATAGTTGAAACATCTATTTTAACGGGGTGCTGAATATTTGTTGGGTAGCCGTCTTTATGATAAGTCACTCCAGTAATTCTTTTAAATGTATCTTGACAGTCCCAAAGGTAGGTTTCTTTTTTAAAATCATTTGGGATTGTTTTATTATCTGACTTTTCGTTTTTGACCATTACTGCCTTAAAATTAGCAAGTGGTTGAATGGACTCAATAACTATTTTAAACATAGGCCAGTCTCCCATGCCCCTTCCAGATTCCTTACGGTATTTTGAGCCCTTTTCAGTAACCCAGAAGTTTTTAGTTTCCCTGATAAAAACAGTTCTGCTATATTTTTCTGGAGTTCTGGAATCACAGCCTTTTTCAATAGCCATATGTGTTATTGGTTTCATTTGTTAATAGGCTATCATATTTATTTAGGAAGTCAAGTATTATCTGGAAATTATTTTAAAGAGATTTTCAACCTTGTTTGATGTTGGAGCATCTTATCCCGCTTACTATAACTCTATCTACAAGAACAAGGCGAGTTACTCTTGTATTTTTAGAGAGTGGATCTTTATCAATTCCTTGTTTGCATTTATTAGCAGTTCTGCGGAACTTATGCATATGGCCACAATAGCCCATGCCTTCTTCGAAAACAGAATAGAAACTTTTCATTTTGATTTCTTTCATTTTAATTGGCTGATATGTTCTACCTATGTTTAAACTTCTATTCTCTGTAAGGTTTCTTTGGCGGTTTGAGTTACGCCTTCTATATAGGATGTTTCGTCAAAATAATCGCAACCTTCGTATCTGTTGGCAGGATCGTAAGGGTCTTTTGCTATTTCCTTCAAAGTATTAAGGGCTATTTCCAATTTTTCTTCTATTGTCATAATTTTTGCTTTCTGAAAATAATCCTACCAGATTATATATTAAAGTCAAGGATTATTTTACTATTTTTTACAGAAGTGGCAAATTATTTGAATATCTTTGCCATCCCATTCTCTTTCTCCATGACAAACTGGACAATTTTCTGGAGGCATATTGGCTGTTTTTCTCAGGTAATTGATAACATCTGGATGCAAATTAATTAATTGGAACTTATGTTTGATTTTCTTTTCTTCAATAATCTTGCACAGCTTTTTGAATACATTGTCAGGTTCTGTTATACTCAGTTCGGCTGCAACGGTTTCATATTGCTTTTTGAAGTCGTGATGTTCTGCACTCCAATTATTGGCAATGTTTTTTGGTCTTATAGTAAAGCATTTTGGGTTATTGCCATAGCGTTTAATTTGGGGGTTATCTGGAAGAGAGATGATGTGAGATCTGAGTTGGGACATTAATTCACTCATTACTTGTGCGTGGTGTTCAATTTCTGTTTGTAGTTTTTGGGTATTCATTTTGCTTCTTAATTTTATTTTCCACTATTTTTTCAAGGCGTTGGGGAGAAAGAGTGATTATAATCCGTCTTGCTTCTGCCATACTGGTGCAGATATTGAGGTTACACAGTTCTTTTGCTTTAGCATTGAGATCAGTTGGTGTATTTGTTGATGAATTCATTGACAAATTTTTCTTCGTGTTTATCTATTTCTACAATTACAAATTTAAATTTCTTTCCACAACCGCAGGGACATGGGGAGTAGGGGTCATCTGGTATTAGAGAAATCCACTTATCTATTGCCAAGCCTTGCAGGTTATGGGTTTCCTGATTCATGTGCAACAAATTATTTTTCGAGAAGTTGTTTGCGGAGACTTCTTACTTCTTTTTGAAGGCTGGAGATATTGATGGCGAATCTTATTTTTATGACCTTCTTTCTTATCTCTGGGAACGGTCAAGCCAGCGACCATCAATGTTATTTATCCCTTTTTTCCTTTAAGATATGCATAAAGAATAACAGATTGTATGTATATGTCAAGTATTAAATATTAATTTCCATAAAGCCATGAGAAAGAAGATGTTTTGCGTTCTTTTAAAACAATTGCTTCATATTGCCGTAGAACTTCCAATGTTTCGGAAATGGTAAGATATTCCATAGAGCCAGACAATTCAATTCTTGGTTCTCTTTGGGGATGCCACATGACGTAGCCTATTGGTTTACCGTCTCTGGTAATTTCCCTTGAATGTTGATCCATTGTAAGGTTTAAATTAATCATTTTATTGAATTCCATACTGGGTCATAATTGTTCTTGTTTTCTTTTTCCTTGTTCTTAAGTTCATAGGCAGCGCACATAAACAGGACACGAAGAACATAGAACACTCCTGTTACAATAGCTCCATGCCATACAAGGAAACCCATTACTAATAGATCAAAGAACAAATAGAAACTTTGACAAAATGAACTTTTGGTCATTAGCTTTTGTGTTGCTGGGTGTAAAAGGAATGGTGAAAATACAATTTGAATCCATACTATGCACAGGGCTATGTTTTTTGCCCCCTTTATTTCACCGACATAACCTAACCACAACATGATTGCAAGCAAGATATTCCAGAAAATAAATTGAAACCATTTTTTTATTTTATTATTCATTGAATTTCCTTATTATTTGTGATTTGTTTTAAAGAGTAGCAAATTATTTTATAAAGTCAAGTATTATTAAAAAAAATTATGGAGCTAATACAACATCTTCAAAGGGTTTCTTTTGTTCACTTATATCTTTGTATTCTTCAAATGGGATTATTCCAGCTATACAGGCTTCAAAATTAAGGACATTGAGAAAATACCAAGATGCCCATTCAGCATTATTTTTCATATGGAGGTGTTTGATTTGCTGAATGTCTTTGGGGAGAGTGAATTTCTTAAAGTAGTAGCCGTTGAAATTGCTCTTTATGCAAAGGGCAACATAGGTTTCGGAAGGGGAAACTACTTTGCTTGAATCATTAACTAATGACATTGTTTATTTCCTATTAGTTGATTAATTTGATAATAAATCTAACAAATTATGTGAAAAAGTCAAGTGTTATTTTAAGAATTATATATAATAAGGCTCAATTTGATCCTTAAATTCTTGGCTCCATATTCTTGGAGTAGTAAATATCATCATTGACTTCATACAAAAGGTATAATATGCAATCTCATTACCTTCTTTGTTGAAGAAATAGACATGAACAGAGCCATTTTTTTCTTGTTGTTTTGTATACCAATTATGAGTATATATTGGCAAAACTCCTATACTTTCTACTTTAAATCCCATTTGTTCTAGGATGTCTTTTGCTTCTCCGACAGTTTCGATTTCTGTTAAAAGGGGCTGTCCGTCTGATGTTTTGTTATATTTCAAGGTATAATCCCTTATATTTTGTTTATTCTTTTCTGAAAATAAGTATGGAACAAAGTTATGAAAAAGTCAAGGATTAATTTGCTATTTTTTAAAGGATTGATGGGGGATTTGCTTTGGCATTAAGATTAGATATTCATTGTAATCTTCTTGAGTTCTTTTTTTACAGTATTTAGGGTTTCAATATTAGTAAACAACTCATGTTCAAATGTTCTATTACGGGCTTGTAGCTTTTCAATTTTGGCCTTGGCTCCAAAAGATCCACAAGTTTTTATTTGGTATAATTTGTCATTGTTATGCCTTATCATATTGTGGAAATGTTGTATGTCATCAACCAGAGCTTTTGCTTCTTTTTTCAGTTCATGGATTATTTTTAAGATATTTTGGTTTGGGCTCATTTTAATTATTCTTTTTTGATGAAGATATTACAATAAAATTAATAGTATTTATGGATTAAATGTAAATTCTCTTACAATTCCCTTTATACATTTAATGAACATTTTTGGTTTTTTGGTAATGCAGATTAGATGGAGGGCAATGCGTCCAGAATGACTTGAAGACAATTTTATTTGGGTTTCATTACTCATTGAATTTCTCCATTAAATTGTTTCATATCTCTTCCTTCTGAAATTAATATAACAGATTTTATAAATATGTCAAGAAAAAAATAAAAATGATGACATTAAGTTTGTTTTATAATTGGAAGTTTTTGAGTTCTTGACAAAATATGGGAGTGGTTAAGTAGGTGGACTGTTCTGAAAAGGCAATGGAAGACTGGAAGATCATTTCTATATGATCTTGATTTGTCATCTCATTGTACTAAGTTATTGTAAATAAACTACTTATAAAAATATTGATGCCATCCGTTCCAAACGTTACCTAGCTTCTTGGATCCACGTGATCTTTTTTAGAACTTTTGCTTAAAAATGGCACTCCTGATTTTATTCATTTTATTAAGGAATTCATTACTTTTTATGAAAAATACATTCTTAAGTGGCTTCTAATGCTTTATCTCAGTTCCAGCAGCTCATCTCTGATCCTTGGAGTCACGTGTAGAAAAACAGTCTTCATCTCTTTTGCTATTCATTACCATGGCATAAACATTCCAAGCTATGTTTCTTTTACAGATAGTTATGCGTCTGTAAAAGGCTATTAGGGTATTACTGCCAATTAGAGATAGCAAATGGTTGATGAAGTTGATTGGACGGATTGGATGATGACTTTTAAAGAAAAATAAATATCAGTGCTATTATTACAAAGTTGTAGATCCCCATCGTGAAAAAAAGCACTAGGACACACAAAAGATCACCAGGAACACATCAAAACGTTTTTATGGAACTTTTTTGCACTGATAATGTTTTGTAGATATAAACGAAAAAAAGAGCTGCCAGCTTTTGGCCAGCAGCTCTTTTTTTATTTAATTTTTGGGTAGGCCAGATTAATTTTGGGCAACAATCTTGACCTTGCCAGGAACGCTTTCGGTATCAATCATGGCCCTGCCGCCGTTGCTTTTATGGGTCTTATTGGACATGACATAGTAATCGAACTTGACCAGCTTTTCGGGGCGATTGGTCAGTTTGGCAACCTTGGCAATAAGTTCTGCCATGGTTGTATAGCCCTTGTTACCTTCGGCGAACAAGATGGCATAATGACTGCCTTCCCTGAAACCACCAGCCCCCTTAGCCTTCGGGGTTTTGGCGGTCTTGACGGTTTTAACCATCTTGACCGTTGTGGCAAGGGGTTGAGCCGTCTTGCTGGCTGCGATCGTGATGCCCTTCTTGTTGGCTTCGAAAAGTTCGAGATGGTTCGGAACCAATTCCCGAATCTTCTTGCCCTGACTACCGCTAATGGCCGATTTATGACCGAGATGCTTCCAGACGCCGCTGATGGATGTCGCCTTGCTCTTCTGAATGGCATCAATCAGAATTTCCTTCGTGAGAACTGTTGACATAATACTATCTCCTTACTGTTGGTTTGCGGGGTTTTTCCCCAATTGATTTATGAGAACATGCTATCAGATTTTATTTAAATGTCAATCATTATTTGTGACTATTTTTTCACCTCCTTCTTTTGGTTTTTTCTTTCTGATAAGAAGGCTACTATAATTACTGTGGAAAGTCAAGAATAAAATTGTGATTAATTTTACTTGGTTGATTCGGCTTGTTTAAGGTTTGTATTAGTGGGATTGTATTTCTTGATGATTTCAGAAAGCAATCTTTCTTTAGCATCTGCGTTTAAATAATTCAAATTATTAATAGATTCAATTTGTTGGGCTAACTGATCAGATCTTGGTTCTGTAGATTTTCCAAAAATACCGTAACAAGCTCCTGCAATAGCTAAAAATATGAGAAGAATGCATAACCAAGCAAAATCACTTAAATTTTTCATTTTAATTTTCCTTTATTTTTTTCTTGTTTTGTCCCAAATTGCTCCAGGAATTTCACCATCTTTAAAATCTGTTTCAACTCCGCATTCAGGGCATTTGAAAGTACGGCAATGGTCAGTTTCCCCTTGGTAACTTGCCCTTGTTTCATATATGTCGTCTTGTTCCACTAAAAGAAGAGCACCACATCCACCAAGTCCGTTTCCATAGCCAGTACAATTCTTTTCAATAGACCATCCCTTTTGTTTTCTTCCTTTTGCAATGACTCTCATTTTATTTGCCTTTGTCAGTGGGGAACAAAAGATTATAAATTTCTTCTGCCCTATTTGTAAAATTTACCTTTGGAAAAAGATGCTTAATAAGTTTTTGCTTAAATTTAGCAAATCCAGGAGACCATTCATACTCTTTTCTGTTTAAAGCAATGCCAAGCCCGTATAGGACATCATTAATAATAGTTTCGTCACTATAGTAGAGATAGCCTTGCTGATTAGAGTAAGTCTCCATATACTTAGTTAAAGAATCAATAATTCTTTTAGCTCTTTGCTGTTCTTTTGTCAATTTTTTAATTTTATTATCCATATGTACTCATCATTCAGTGGCATTACATTGGAATTTTATCTCCCCTGGGTTTCAAGAAAGGAATTGCGTCTATTTTTCTACCAAGTCCCCTTTGAACCATACTTGCTGGGAGTCCGTAAGTCTTGCCGTTAGTCAATCTAATTGCAAGAATGGGAAACTTGCCACTTCTCGTTTTCATTCCTGTTATTTTATATACCCTTTGATCACTTGCTGTAAAAATAGCTCCCAAGTCTGCAGGTTCAAGGTTATACTGATGGCAGTACGTTTTGAAGTTTTCTGCTTCCCTTGTAAGAGAGTTGCCGTCTTTACCAATTACAGAGGCTTCAATCTTCATAGTGAAATTTGTAGAAGAAAAACTTCCTCCAGAACGTCTGATGTTGACTCCAAAGTTTTTACCTACTTGCTGCAAAGCTTCTTCCACTGCTGATCCAAGCCATTCGCAATATTTTCTATTAAACTGTTCAATCTTCATTTTGTTTCCTTATGTTTATTTAAAATGTTGTTATCTTTCAACCCTTACAGAGCCGGTCAGCCAACCAACCGTGATTGTTTGATAAACAGCCGTAGAATGGTGGACATCAACTACTCTTATTTCAATATTTTGCTGAACTGAGCCATTTAGTCCACCTTGAGAATTGAATTCAAGAGGATGGGCAATTTGGCTAACACCATGCAGGTCATCCCATGTGTTGCCACTCTTACCAAGCAAAACAATTCCATCTGGCAAACGGTTGCTGGCTATAATGTTGTTTTCTGCCGTGCTATTATCAACGATCAGATAGTAAGAATAGGGCAAGGCAGTGTTTGTGGTTATTGTGGCATAGAGAAAACCAACTGGAATCCTCTTCGAGATCGCCCATTGACGAGCCAGCGATAAATTGGCATGAACGCTTGATGTTCCAGATCTTAATGCCATGCCCTTGCCCATGCTATGGAAAGAAGGGACAGCAATAACAGTAATAACGCAAACAATGACTATAACAACCAGCAGTTCAATCAATGTAAATGCTTTTTTCATATTATTATCCAAATATTTGGAAGGCTACTCTGATTATAATAGCTGTGAAGATAAACATTACCATACTGGACAGAACAAAGGCTGTAGTAATACCAAGGAGTCGTATTCCTATCTCCTTGGTCTTTACATAATAAATGAACAGTTTTACCCAGCATGTTGCAAAAACAGCATAGGCAATCAGAAAGATAACTGCTAATGACATTGTGTTATCCATTTTTTTCTCCTTTTGATTTGTTGCGGTTTTCTCTCTTTCTGATAAGCAATATAGCAAATTATAAAAATAAGTCAAGAAGAAATGTGAAATTATTTATAGCCAAATTTTTTAGACCAAGATTTATTCTTTTTAGGCAAGAATATTTCTGGTTCTTTTTTTAAACAAGTCAAGAAAAATTTTGTTTGTGGTTTGTCTGGTAGGGGTATAACCTTTTTGCGTTCATCAAATGTTAGTTCTTTTTTCATTTGATTATGTAATTAATGGAACTGTGAATATAACTTTATTTCCACAAGCAGGGCAAGTATATTCATATTTGCCAGGTTCCAAAACAATGTGCATGGGTGGGTTATGTTCTGGATGGAGGCAGATCTTTTTCATGTTTTCAGGGGTATCAATTTTTTTCAAGGGCATTTGCATCTCCTTTATTTATTCTTGTTATCTTTATTTTTTTGATATCCTTATCTATTATGGAATCAATAAGCAAAAGCAAAAAAACTAATGGTATAATTAACCACCATGACCAATTAATTTCATCCATTATTTTTAGAAAAAAAATAATAAAAGCCACATTGTGAAAAATTCCTGAAAGAAACCATTTGCTGAACATCAAGGTTTTTTTAAAAATGGGGTTCATTTTTATTCTAAAATTCTTTTTTATTTTGCCTTCTTCATTCCGAATTCTCCTTACTATTTCAAATAAAACAGATAAGTCAACAATAAAATGTTAATGCACCGTAAATTGTTTTTGTTATAAACCATTCTTTATTAACAGGAGATTCTTTTCTAATAACAGCTTGACTTAGAAACTTATCAATTCTTTTTTGGGCGGCTTTGCTAAGGGCAAATTCGCTTAGAATTTTTTTGGGGGATCTTTTGTTTTTTTCTTTGGGCATAGGTTCTCTTGTATATTTCACTTATTTTTTCTGAATGGGAAGAAGGGGTTTTTATTTGCCCCAATCATTTTCTTTGGTTCTTCAGCCTTAATCATTTTCTTTATTCTTTGTTTAAATTTCTGAAAACCGTCATGGAAACAGTATTCTTCTATATTCAAGGAAATTCCAAGACCATACAAAACGTCTTTGATAACAGAGTCTTCACTGCAATAAAGGTATTCTTTTTGTTTAGTATATTTTCTCATATACTTATTAAAGGACAAAACAATTTTTTTGATTCTTGCTTTTTCCGCTTTTTCCGCTTTATCTGAGCATTTAAGATTATTGTCCATAAAATTACCCCTTATTTAATTAGTTATTTTTATTTATAACCACTATTTTCAAAATCATTATTGTTGCGTAGAGTTTTCCTTATTGTTTTTTAACAAACATATCATATTTTAAAAATAAGTCAAGAAAAAAATGTATAATTTATGAAATTGAAACTGCTACGATTCAATTTCAGAAATTCTTTTTCTTATCCCACTTTTAGTTAGTTTAACGGTTCTCCTCATGATTTCAACCAAAAGGTCAATATCCTTTTCTTCAATAGCTTGGTTAAGGATAGATTTAATTTTAGGATGTATTTTTCCAGGATATTCTGGTTCTTTATCAATGGCATCAAGGACTTTCTGGCGTTGTATTAGTGAAGTTTTCATGAGGTTCCTTTTTTAAGCCCCTTCAAATTTAAAGGCATGTTCAATTATGTCCGCATCCTCTGGACGGCTTTCCAATTTCAAACCAACACTTCTGCCATAAGTATGTACAACCAATTTATCTTTCCCATCATATCTAATCGTAAACTTTCCGGCCGAAATAGGGTTCATAGCTGTAAACGTCTCGTGTTGCACCATATCAGGGAACATATAGGGAATTTCACAACCGGTATGATGTACAATTACATATTTCATTAATTTGATTCCTTATTAAGACCCAATATTAAAGGGGGCGTCTGACATGCCATGATCATAGCCAATTTTATAAGCTTCTTTCCAGATTTCCCAGGCACCATCCATATTAATATTAACTATTACTGTTACCTTATGATACCAATGAGTGAAGGCATCCCATTCATAATTGTCACCATCTTGGGGTTTATTTTCCATTTTTATTTCCTTTTAATAAAAAAATACAATGAGATTAATGTTCCTACAATTACTGGGGACAGGATAAACCACCATGACCAGCTAATTTGATGTGAAATTTTTAAAACAATAAGAGAGAATATTAAAAGACCGAATATTCCAGGGGGAAAAGTAATTTCAAAAGTTTTTTTATTTTTAACAGTAAAGTTATATTTAAAAATGTTTTTCATTGTTATAATGCTATCAAAATAATTGTGATATGTCAAGAATATTAGGCAAAATCTTTAGCCATCGTTTTTGATTCTAGTCTATATATAGGCATGTCAGCAAAACTGTCATATTCTGTACCTATACGTTTATGATTAGCTCCTACTTTAAAACATGGCTCTTCAAAATCACTAAAGACGATATCTCCTTCTTTAATGATGTCCAGATGCCCAAGAGGAACTAAAGAACTTTTATCAATGTTTTTCATAAGTATTTTACCAAAATTTCCTAATAAAATGAATTGCCACCCATAGAACGCCACCTATAAATATCAATTTAATTAAGATTAACAGGGCAATCCCAGCAAAGACAAATTCATTTTCCATACGGTTTTATATTCCTATTTAATGTTCATTTATTCTTTTTCTGATAGGAACAATAGCATATTAATTTTATAAGTCAAGAAAAAAATTAATCGTTAGTTAATCAAATTAAAAGCGACAAAATCATTCTGTAACAGTTGGAAATTCTAAATTAATGTAATCTTGTTGGTAGTAAGTTGTTTTAAGACCGTGAGCTATAAGATTTGGAGTTTCCTGAACCCACTCACCTCTACAGTATTCATGTCCATGTGCTCCAATTGCATAGAACTTCTTGTCAGTATTCCTATCAGCAACTTCTTTTATCATTATACCAGCCTCGTGACAATAGAAATATGCACTAATATCTTCATTAGGATTTAAATTGTATTGTGAAAGAAAGCAGGGATAATGCGTGATTATAATAACATTCTTGCACTTGCTTTTGTTTACTAACTGTAACTTATCCTTGAAGGCATTCAGTAGTGGTATAGTGTACTGAAGCCACCCCCCCGTTAAGTTCATATATGTGCCGTCTACCGTACAACACTTATCATCATAATATTTTTTACCCATTATCAGTCGTGGTTCAGCAAAATCGCAAAGCAAAATAGAGCCTAAAAATAAAACGCCATCTTTCTCATAAACTGTCGTAGTATCTGTCCAACTTTTCTGCAGTGGAATACCATAAGGCATATTTCTTAAAAATATTTCCATGCCTTCTGGAGGAGTGTGTTTCTGCCGGGAATAGAGATCATGATTGCCTGGTATCCACAAAGTTGGAACTATGGAGAACAGCTCCTGTACCAGACTCATATCTTTACTGATTAATACTTCGCCAATATCTCCACAGTTACAGACAACATTGGGGTGCTCATTACGAATAGCAGTTATCATATCTCTAACTGCTTTTTGCTGATTTCCGTAATAGATATGCGAGTCCGAAGTAAAAATTATTTTCACTTATTAAACATCCTGTAAAATGTTGGCAACCAGTCCACATTTTTTACATTTCCAAAGACGAGCAGCCAGTATGTTCCCATTATTATTAAACCCATAGAATTCCCATTTATGACGACAAAAAGGGCGAATAAATACTTTTAGATTATTTAAAGCTGTAGTAATAATTTTATTCATTACTTCCATGCTTCAATCTATTAAGAATGAAATTAACTAAGCCATATTGAGTAGCTTCTTCTATAGTTAAAGCAACCTCATCTGAACTGTTGGCCGTCCCTTCATTCATGCACCATTCACTTATACCAGTAGCATTGCAATATTTATACCAATTACCGGAATCAGAGATTTCTCCTAATGTAAGAATTATTTTCATTAGTTTTTATTGGTTAAATTTGTGAATTGAGTTTGTGCAATTTCCCTTGTGGCAAATGGTATAAATATAAAATAGGTAAGTTTCGTTTCTTATTTTTATATATTGGCAACCGTCTATGTTTACTACTTGATATGGGAATTGGTCTGATTGATTTACGCAATTGTTTTCCCCACAACCAGTAAGCATAAGCATCAGTACAGCAATAATTAAAATAAATTTACATTTCATTTTTCATTTCCTTTTTTTTATTTTTCCTGAAAAACATCTTTGAAATAGGCTTCATTCCATCCGTTTTTGCCACTCCAAACAATACAGGGGTGTTGGACTTTACCGTAATAATATCCTTCAAAAACATGATGAACAACAACATTATAGTTCTTTTTAGCAATATTAGGAATGCCATCAGTTTTGATTGGACAACCTTTAGGAATCATAACCGTATGACCCTTGTAAGACTTAATCAATTCTTCATTAGACCTGCCATAACAATATTAGGAATGCCATCAGTTTTGATTGGACAACCTTTAGGAATCATAACCGTATGACCCTTGTAAGACTTAATCAATTCTTCATTAGACCTGCCATAAAAAGAATTGGGGTTTTTGGCCAACCTAATTTCACAATCAAGAATTTCTTGGTCCAATTTTTGTTCTTCATTATCATCCAGTTTGTAATAAATTGAATTTGAGACAAACCGGCAAAATAAGTTATAATAAAAGCAATAGTTTCCGCTATGTTGATAAAAAGGTTTTCTCATACGCCCATTAGCTGTTGCATATTCATCAAGTAGTTCGTGGAAGTAGTTTGCCTTTTCCTTTGAATAATTAGTTACTCCCATGCCAGCGAGTTCTTTCTTTATACTGGACAAAACTTCTTCAACCTTAATCCCAAATTGTTCAAAGTCTTTGGGTTTAGCCGATATAACTTCCATCATGTCAATGCTTCCGTTTTTGTCAAAGGCAGGTAGTTTCATTTTTCTCCTTATTGTTCATCAATTAACTGTTTTTTAAACTCTTGAAGCCTTTTACCAGTTAAGCACATGGACGTTTACATTCAACTAAGAATAACCCTTTTCTACCAGTTTTCACAAAATTAGTTACTTGCCCAATAAATTTTGTATCCGTCCATTTATAATCCCTTGCCCAGAGATACTTGCGTTTAGTAATACATGTTATTTCTACTTCTTTACCAGTAGGGGTAGAATAAATGAAGGTCCCAAATTTTTCAGCAGCTTTTTCTGAATATAAGCCATATTTTTTTTTGGAAGCCATTTTTATCTCCTTATTTATGTAAATAGAGTAACATAAACATGAAAGAAGTCAATCATAAAATACTTAAATAAGCATTAAACCAGGGGACATTATTAGATATCTTTTGAAAGGTTTCTTCTGATCTCCATCATATCTTCCCACCACTTTGGGCTTATTATTAGGTAGCCATCAGACGGAGTTTTCTTGTCTATCTCATCAATTCTTTTTACAACTTCAAGACGGAGTTTGTTCCATTCCTTGTGCATTTGGGCTTGGGTAGTAACATTTTTATTTTGTCTGTGAATATCTTTTATCATGGCACCATAATTTGTTGGCATAGTTTTTTCCTTTTTAAATAAGTCTTTTTACGGGGGAATCTCTTTCAGATTGAAACCAAACACCTATTTGAGGTTCTATTCCATTCATAGCATTACCCCAACAACCTTTGCTCCAATAAACATTTATTTCTGACATAGTTATGAATTGATAACCAGCTTGTTTTAGCAATTCTATAGCTTGTTTATAGGAATAACAACCAACGTAAGCGTGCCCAAGACAATTTTGCCATCTACCATTTAATATCTTGATTTTTTTCATTTAATTTTTATTTACGAGGGCAATTGTCAGGATCATTAGCACAACAAACACCTTGTTTGCTAACATGGCAACATCCACTACATTTGCCCATATTTATTTCACAAGGAAGTTTATTTTTGGGGGGACGTTTTGTCTTTATCTTCTTTTCTGGTTGATTTAACAGAATATTTTTATTAACAATTGAAAGTTTCATCAATTTTCCCCTTGCTTTTTTATTTCTAAACAAAGATATCATAATAAGAATTAAAGTCAATAACAAAATATATTACAAATTTATTATGGTATTATGGAAGAATCTTCTAATATATTTGATTTGTTCATCTGTTGCTGCCGTATCTTTGCTGCCATAGTGAATATATTTATTTCTCCAGTTTTCTACTGATTGCGAAAATTTTTCAAGAATGTTATCAAATTCAATTTTTGCATTTTCCAAGGCAATTTTAGATTTTGGGCTATTAAATTCATATAATCCCAGTTCGGCTTTTTTAATTATTTTCATATTACCCCTTTTTTATTTATTACAAAAACAATTAGGTCATCTCCTGCAAGCATAGTTCAGGAACTCCAAACTAGCACGTGTGCTCGTGTGGATCTTTCAGGGAAAAAGCAGCATAACGGCACTGCTTTAATAAAACAAAATATACTCAATAATATAAGGAATAATGGTTATTTGGAAAACTAATAATTGCAGCAGTGCCGTTTAGTTAAAAAATGATGACGATTGATGACGATGATAGTGTGGGAGGCACACTTCGGTGTGTTGAAGACGGTTATAAATAATTAGCCTGTGGGATATTGGGAATTTCATCCTCATCTATTTCTATGATCTTTTCTAAATTGTCTCCATTTTCTTGCCAATCTTGTACTGTATCCGTGTTAACAGTTTGAAGGTGTGTATCAATAGCTTCTTTTGCATAGCCGCAATTTACTCCAGTAATCATATCATCAGTTATAAAACATATTTTATCTTGGGCATCGAAATTATGTAGGTCAGTTTGGATCTGTAAAGTTCCATCTGGGGCTCTAACAACTGCAAAGTCGCTCCACACTGCTTTTCTACCTTTTTTATCTTTGAGATTTTCCTTGGATACTTTAAGTACAACAGGAAGGTTGCCTTTTACGCCGCCATATAAACTGACATTTAACTTTTTACCTTGCTTTTCTTCTTCAGGTGTAAGAGTTTCAATTTTATCCCATCCAAAAATATTCTGCAGGGCTTTTTTTAAAATATTAATGTCCTTACATTTTGTATCTTTTGCTACTGTTTGTCCCATTTTATTATCTCCTTATAAAGTCATTACATCTCTTTGTAGGTCGCCTTCTTCTGGAATGGCTGTAGAACGCGTAGGAAAGGCGTCAGGGTCATTAGGTGTAATAGACCCCTGAGTAGTAGGTAGTAGGTTTGTTATGCCCTCGTGTGCTTCATTATAGCCTTCTTGAGGTATTTCTTGGACTTCTCCAGTTTTTCTATTAATAGTAAATTTTACTCTTACCTTTTTACCGGCAATCCTAATAATTCTCATAATAATTTCTCCAGTTACAATTGCGTCTGGTTTTTGCCAGAAGTTGTACTCTCGTTTTTTATATATTATACAATATAAAATAATGAAAACCTTTTTGTTATATATTTATTTCTTAAGATCATTATGGATGGTTAATACAGTGTGGTCCACATAAACAAAGATGGTTTAAATTCAATATTAGGCACTGCATCTATCAAATATATAATAAATATTAACAGCAGTGGAAGTTTAGTAATTAAAAACGACCATGTGACCATTTCTTACAGTGTGCTGGAAGTGGTGGGGACGATTATCTCTGGGGGATGATGCTGTTGCTCAATGAAGGAAGCAAGATGGGAAGGAATCAGCTATTAACTGCGTACATTTAGTGGGGTAATCAGATGAGTTAAAAATTATCATGGAAAAAAGATAATACACAATAAAAAATAACAATAATCATAAAACCGCAAGCCCAATTAATGGTTTGTCCGCAAAATTTCACCATAATATAAGAAAATATTAGAGCACCCAATATCAAAGACTTGCGGGCTGTAGGCGTCAATGTCTCCATGAATTTCATTATGTTTTTGATTCAAATTTTCTTCGTGAGATTCTTTTGAAGGTAGCCGTAGGTTCTTCTTTCTTACATTCAGAAAGTCCTATTCCTGTACATTTGCCTATTGGTTCTTTTGTATATCCTCCAATAATTTGATAATATTGATGACTTAATATGAAATTTCTTAATATATTTATTAATTTATTCATCAATATCCCAAAATACCTTACCCCATAATACGCCATCTTCTATTTTGGTTTGACCGATGAAAGCGTCTTTAGTTTCAGTATCGTCGTGGAGATGAATCCAATGGCTACTTTCATATTTATCAGCAAAACAGGGGATAGAATTCATTTTGCCGTTCCAATCGCAACTATCGTAGCCTATTTTATCTCCTCTGGGATCATATACCATGCCACAAAAACCAGGGTCTTTATCGTAATCTTGTACTAATGCTAGTCCCATAATTACCTCCTTTGGTTCATGTTTTGTTTACACTTTTATGCAATTAGCCTTTATTCTTTATATCTGATAAAAAGGCTACTAAATTTACTATGGGAAGTCAATAAAAAATAATTATTTATAAAGGAAACTTATATAATATTAATGAATAATATATAGCAGTAATTAATGGTGTTTGTAGCACCATTAAAACGGTGGAGTTATCTACCGCTGTCCTGCTAAATAAGGAGTTATGTCTCATATGAATAATCAAGAAGCTACTAAAGTTTGTTCTAAATGTCAAAAAGAAAAACCTTTGAATGAGTTTTACAAAGATGTGGATAATAAAGATGGTCATAGGAGTGATTGTAAAATTTGTCGTAAAAAAATTGTAAAACAATATAGTTTAAATAATTATGAAAAAATTAAACAAAAAAACAAAATTTATAATTACAATCACAAAAAAGAAAGGCAATTATATGATAAGCAATATAATTCTAAAAATAAAAAAGAAATTGATTTATATAATAAACAATATTACATAATAAACAAAAGCAAACTTATTCTTAAAAATAAAGAATATAGATTAAAAAATAAAGACAAATTACGTATTGGCAGAAGAACTTATAAAAACAACAAACTTAAAACAAATATAAATTTTAAAATACTAGAAAGTTATCGCAGTAGAATTTATCACGCATTAAAAAACAATCAAAAATTAGGACATACCATAAAACTTATTATGTGTTCAATACCAGAATTAAAACTACATATAGAAAAGCTGTGGTTGCCAGGCATGAGTTGGAATAACTGGGGCTATGGTAAAAATAAATGGCATATTGACCACATAATCCCTTGTTCTTTCTTTAATATGTCAGATCCAGTAGAACAGTATATGTGCTTTAGATGGCAAAACCTTCAACCACTATGGCAAACTGTTAATTTTAAGAAAGGAGATAAATTACAAAATTTGTAATTTTAAATTATTTTTTTATTCTTTGTCATCTTCTTTATCTTCAAAATATTCAAGATCTTCATCTTTAATATATCCTGTGAGCTTGTTCCAATTTTGTTTTTTTTCTTCTTTAAACTTTTGTTTAATCTTATTGCTCGGTTCAATTTTTGTGGACGGGTCTAATAACCAACTCTTCCGGATCTTAATTTGCTCTTTCATTTTTCTTCTAACTTCTCCTTGTTTTTTTATTGACTCAATCTTCGTCTATCAATGCTTCTTTTAATTCTTGAAGTTTCTCTCCAGTTACATGAGTAGATGCTATCTCTTCTACTCTTTTAACCTGTTCGTTTTCTTTAAGTTGTTGTTCCCGTTTTTCTTTTTCCCGTTGTTCTTGGGCTTGTTTTTCTTTAAGTTTTCTTTCTTTTTCCTGTTGTTCTTTGAGTTGTTTTTCTTTAGCCTTTTCTGCCGCAATTTTCTCTTGTTGAATGGCTTTTTCAATATCTTCTTTTGTTGCTTCGGCTGGTTTGGCCAATATCTCTTGTTGCCATCCTTTCCAAGGAATGTCCCCTTCTAAGTCGCCGTCTACAATATATTTATTTTCATCTAAACAGTCCCATTTTTTATAAGGATTGTGAAATTCTTTTTGATCATAATCATCATATTTTTTATAATAATTATGTTTTATACCCTCATAATCACATTCTTTATAATAAGCATATTTTTTATAATGATTCTCTAGCTTTTTTGCTTTTTCATAATCATCATAATAATTATTTAAATCTGTAATTTTCACTTTTATTTACCTTTTTAGGCTTTTTCAACATAATAGCTAAAGGGATTTAAAAGGATAATTTCACGAATGCCGTATTCCAATATAGGACAAAAATTGTCTGATAATATTTCATTTGCTTTTTCTTGAGCAAATTTCAAGGCATCTGTGCTATTGGTAAAAACATTACATTTACCAAAATAATTGACGACTTCTTTTGGATTACCATTAGGGTTATAATTATCAGGAGCATTTTTATCCCAGTATATGTTATCTATAGCCTGAGCATGAGCAACCCTAAACTCAAATCCATCTTGAGAAGGAGTCTTTAAAATTGCTATACAATTATCTGCCGACATAGTTAACCCCTTCCATTAAATGTCGTTTGCCGTTAATTATATTAGATATGGCACTCCCATCCATTTTAAATTTTTTTCCTAATTGTTTATGAGTATATTGACCACTTTTGTACATTTTTATTATTTCTTTGGCTTGTTCGTCTGAAATTTTAGATCCAGGCCCTTTTTCGCCCCACATATATCGTCCGTTTTTTCTTTCATTTTCATAGATGTTGTTCCACCATTTATAAAAATCTTCATCATTTAAATTATTTACTTTTTGGTATTCTTGACTAGCTTTTTCTGGAGTATCATAGTAACCCACATGATAAGATTTATTGTATCTGGAAATACTGGCTTTCCATTTCTGTTTTCTTTTGTAAAAGCATACCCCTTTATATCCAGATTTGTTTGTGCAAATTATTAAATTATTATTTCTATGAGCTTGTTTAATTTTTTCTTTTGTTTCTGTTGGTAATGAACTTCTATCTACTTTATCTAATATATTATAACTCTTGTTTTTAATTCCTACTCCAACAGCATCTATCATTTTTTGTTCAGTTGTTTTAGATTCTATAGTATTACAAATGCAAATTATTTCAACTTTAAAAGCATTTTCTCCATATTTGTTCCAATCGTTTTGCAATATCCAAGAATGATGTTTTTTATTTTTTAAATTACAAATATGAGTTTGAAGCCTTTTAAATATCCCTTGTTCCCCAGCACTACCATAATAAACAAACCCATTAATTTTATTGATTATTCTATAAACACCAGGTTTTTTTGGCAAAGATGAAATATCCATACAAATTCCCTATTGAGTATTTGTATATATTTCCGTTATCAGTTCTCATATACCTTTATTTAATTAATCTTTCTTTAATTATTTTCCATTATCTGCTGACATGATTTGACTCCATTATTGCATTTTCTCTTGCAGTTTCTCTGGCCAATCCGTAATCAGCAATAACATATGATAAAAGAAAAGCAAGCAATAAAAAAATAAGGCATATAAACGGCATTAATTGATTATTTATATGGCACTTATTGATTAAGAAAATCTCAAATTTTGTTAGTTTCCTATTCAATTCTTATTCCCTTGAAAGCGTCTGTAATTAAAAGTAAAGATGAAGTAGACATAATTATCCCTTATTTAGAAAAAGAGTACCATAAGGTAGTATAAAAGTCAAGCATCATTTTATTCAATTATAAAATAAAAATACCTACAAAAGACAATACCCATACAATCCATTGATCGTATGGGCATTATAGGGGCGGTTAGGTTTAAAACCATACCATCAACTCCACCAGCAAGATGTTTTAAGTCCATCATGCACGACTGGGGATTAGTTTAGACGTCTCCCCACCAGCAAAACAGTTAATGTTCCTGTTTTATATTATACAACTTTCTCGGGATTGTCATCATAAAATATAATTTGTGCTCGTTGCAGAGCATCCCTGCCCATAAGTAAAAATCCGCCATCATCCAAATCACATTGTAACTTTTCCATACCAGCAAAGTTCTCGTACAACTTATTTTGAATTTCCTTAGCAGTTAGTTCGTTAGATTTTTTAGTTTGATAGGTTAGTCCGTCTATCTTAATTATCATGTGCATTATTTAAATCTCCTTTTAATATAAGTGAATATGGCCAACATTTTCCACTTTCTGGGAACTGTTTTTCGTGAGCCCTTGCACATTCATAACAGCCATATTGCCAAAATCCATTGTCGTCTAGTTCCCCATTACCAAAGGAAAGATCTTCAGAAATAGTAGAACTTACATTGCAATTATGACCATCAGGGCGTTGAAATTTTTTCATAATTCTATATTTAATTTGTATTACGAACATAAATGAAAAATGATTGCCCAGTTTTTTCGTTACAAATATATTTTGCACAACCAGCGTCAATAGCTTTTTTTTTCATTCTTTCTTCTTCTAATTTTGAACCAATTACTAATCCCCCACTAGTTCCTATAATCATAATTGCCAGTGATAGTAAAATAACATCTGCTATTTTCATGGTTTTTTACTTCCTTTTATTAAGAATAACTGTATTTTACACAAGGCTTTAACAATTTCTTTTTGCATTTCATTTTTTTTGTAAATACTGACCTGTTTCAGTTCTGATAAGCTTGCCTATTCCAGTTCCTACAAGCTTGCCCATTCCAATTCCGATAAGTATCCCAATCAGTACAGTTACAATTAATAAAAATACAATATCTAATTTCATGTTCTTTTCTTTTATAAGAATAACTGTATCATGAATAAATAGAAAGTCAAGTATTATTTTTGGTCAATCTCAGGTTTTGTTCTAGAATTTGTCCTGATTTCAACACAACTAACTCTCATTTGTTAATTGCGTCAAAGACGGTATTCAATTCTCTATTATATTATAAGGAGAAGACCAGCAAAGTTATAGAACATACCAACCGTCAAAGACTAACCAACCAATCTTTCCTTTTGAAGTAAGAAGAATAGCAAAAACAAATAGAAAGTCAAGCATTAATTAAAAAAATAATGTTCACAGCAGAGTGGGGTGCCATGAACTATTCAATATTTTCCCACCATCAGATAAGTTTTCGTTATCTCATCAACGCCTGTTATTTTTTGTGAATAACAAGAAACGCCAATTATAGCAAACCACTGCTTGCTAAGGTCGGTTTCCCCAGCCGACTCCTTGATAGTCCATAGTCTCTTTCGCATTGACCTATCTGCTTGTTCTCTCGCAGACGACTATCTCCTCCATACACCATAGCCTAATTGCCGTAATAAATAGGGCACATCAAGCCATAAACCAGATTAGCAACATTTTCCAGGGGTGGGTTGTTGCAATCTCAAAGCAAGCCCCTACCAACAGCCTCCATTACAGAGGCAATGTCATAAGAACCTCCATTTAATAAATATAGTTCATCCTTTGAAAGTAATATTTATACAATAAAAAAAATCAAATGTCAAGATTTTTTATTCACTTATTGAATTAGTAACAGAATTAGTAACAGATATAAAAGTGAAAATTGATTTTCCAGTTTTTTTATCACAAACATATTCGGCAGAACCAGCTTGAATTGCAAGTGCTCTCATTTTGTTTTGCTCAAAATTTGAACCCATTATAATTCCCAACAATATTCCAGCTATCAAGATTACAATATCATTCATATTTATTCTCCTTCAGCAAAAAATTCCACAATAAATTGAGCTGCTTCATCAATCTTATCATAACGGAAAAATCTCTTTTTCCTATAAACTTTTTCATTTGGAATATTGCCACCCATTTCAAATTCAAAACTTTCCCCAACATAAACAACAATATCGTCAGAATTGCGATTTTCAGAAAAACAAACCTTTTTTATAGGCTTACAATATTGAGTAATAGCATAGCCCTGTTCTCTACCATTGCAATAACATTCAACAGAACAAGTTTCTGCAACATGTTCTTCCATTGTTTTATTGACTTTAGCAAGAACTTTTCTGGCTATGGCAAGATTGTGCGTAAATTTGATCATTATTACTATTCTTCATTAAAAACATTTTTATATTTTCTGCGCACAATTGTTCCAACCTTACGATATTTAGTGATTTTATGTATTTTATTTGCCATTTCTTTGCAAATTTCCATTTCTCTTTCTCTATTAAATAAAAACGATTCAGTATTTATCCATCCTTCTTTAATTCTGGACATATAGATGACTTGAGATAGGGCTTCAAAATTAAATTTAGATTGAATAACCTTAGCTGTAGTAGTTGACTTAGAAGATTCTACTCCAACCCAACTCCTATCACATCCGCAATCTGGTTTGGAACATTCTACCAAAGGCAATCTAACTATTTCTCCTTCATTTGTCCAACAAAAATCGTCCCGTAACACTTGCTTCTCTTTTGTTGCAACAAGAATTTTCATTATTTTTTCCTTTCATAAGAACTATAGCATGATTGAAATTAAAGTCAATCATTATTTTTTTGTTGCAACATAGCCAGACCAATCATATTCACTAATTGTATCCAAAGTTCCGTATTCGTGCCCACGATGGATTACACCATAACCTTTGATACCAAATATTTTTTCAGTTGATCTTTCCACCATATATTTGCCACTGTCTCCAACATTTACCCTACTGTATTTATTTCCTGATACAAGCCAAACCTTTGCATTGTTACGGTTAGATTCACAATCAAGCTTGCGTTGGATTAAACCTTCCAGTTGATGCTTTTCCAATAGTTGTCTAAAGTCTTCCAGTTTTTCATTATATGTTTTCATTCTTGAACCATTCTCCATATTTCTTTTTTACTACTCCTATGGGTGGTTGGTAATCAATGTTGAATCTCCAAGCCCCACATTTGCAACGGTCTATGTGTTGCCTTTCTTCGCCGCCTTCGTTAACATCCCATCCAACGTCATATTCCGTTATAATTTCTGAACTTCCACAAATTCAACAGATTGCTTTTTCGTTTGGTTTCATTTTGTTTTTGCTTTTGAAAGGTAATTTGGAAGGTAATAGGCAATATAAACTCGTTTGCCGTTAACAATAGATACATAATTAGGAGAACTACTCTTTTCAGGTTTAGCATTAGTCTCGGAAAGAATTTTGTTCATTTTATTGACAATTATTTTAATAGTTCTATCACTGATTTCATCTTCATTAACTTTATAACCACGGTCTTCTGAAGCAATTTTACAATACTTGGAAGCATAAGTATGTTTGCCAGAACATCCACAGCAACAATATCCATCCTTACCTGAATAGACAGACATAACATTATTTATATTTATTTGGTAAGACATGAAATTTCCCCTTTTATGATAAGAACATTAATTTTCCAGATCAATATACATTTGACCAAGATTGCGAATTTTCTTGAGCCATTTCTGATAAGTACCTTCTGTTGTGCCAATTAAATGTCAAGTATTATTTTAAGTTACGAGCTTCACAAACTTTTGCAATGCTTTCGTGTTCCATTCCAAAATAAACAGCATTAATTCCATGTCTCATGGCAAAATTATATTCATAGATTTCTCTGAGCCAATTCCTTAGTTTCAGGCATTCATTATCTGTTAAAGAATCTACAGCACAAGTTTTATAACGATTGTGCAATTCCGCCATTTTCTTGCCATAATCTTTGTCCATGATAATTTCCTTCTTATTAATAACTATGCTATATTTAAAAATCAAACATTATTTTTATGAACCACCAATGTCATAGTTAATGAACCTACCCTTATCCTCATAATGTTCCTGAACCCAAGCAGTATGATCATCATTCCTAAACTTCAAATCAGCATGGCGGCGATGACGTTTATCAGGGCTCCACATCAATCTCATTCTCCAATTGTTACTAGCTATATCATATCTACATTCTTTGTCATTTGGCCATGCTTGAGCTGGGATGCCTTTCAAAAGCTTGTTCATCAAATCAACAGCTTTTTGAACATTTTCTTTATTTGTTCCCCAGCTATAATCATTGTCGGGGTTAAGGCACTTCAGGCATTCTTTCCTGTGGGCAACAAGGCGTTTCCGAATAATGTCATGCCATTTGGAATTTTTCATTGTGTTTTCCTTGGGGGATTGCTCATCTTTTCAAACAAGAAAAAATATTCAGAAGGTTTTTCTTAGTAGCAAACTTTAGCATTTTTTGTGCTTGTTCTAATGCTCTCTTTTTTGCCCGACCAGGTTTTTCCCAATTTTCATAATACCAACTACAATCTTCAATATGATCCCGTGAGCATGTTTTGAAGTGGATTATTTCTGCTATTTCTTGTTCATCTGTTAGTTTTTTTTTCATGTTTTCTCTTTTGATTAAGAACAATAACATAAATTAATTTTAAGTCAAGGATTAATCTTCATCTATCAATGCTTCTTTTAATTTTTGAAGTTTCTCTCCAGTTACATGGGTAGATGCTATTTCTTCTACTCTTTTTGTTTCTTGTTTTTCTGGTTGTTCTACTTCTTGTTCTACTTCTTGTTCAACAGAATTTTCTTTCCCCCCGCATTCTTTTAAAGTAAGTTTTTTAAAATTTTCATCCCATTCTCTAAAAAACCATTGCCCGTTTTCAAACAAATAAGTGTAATCATTATCACAAATTTTAAGGGCTTCTTCTTTGTTGTCAAATTTCCTATATGTTGTCTGTTCCCAAGATGTCCCCCTATCACGATGGTAGGCATTAACTTCATCTTTAGGGGGATTATTAAAGTCGTGTTTTTTGCCAATTTCAATTCCAAGAGAAGAAATATCTCCCAATTCAATTAATTTAAAAATTTTTTCTGGATCGGTATAATGTTCCAAAAGAATTTTGCCATTGTTTTCTGGGTAGCCATCCCAATGAGAATAAATCACATAATAATTTCCATTTTTTTCTAATATGATGTTGCTATGGGTTGACATTTTTATACTCTCTATTTATGAATTGATTTGAATTAATATAACAGATTTAATTTAAAAGTCAAGTTATTTTCCATAGCTATTATATTTTTATTACCATATTCTAAAACTGAACTCAAATTGTTTTAAAGACCAATAGCCGATAGTAAATGTAAATCCAAAAATACGAAACCATATCATCCATGGAGATTTGCCAAAATTAAACAACCATTTTCTTACGCCCAAATATAATAGCAGTCCTTCTTTTTTATAGAGGCGAGCTTTTAAAGGAATAGAAAATGTTATTGAAATATCCATTATTTTGCATCTCTTTCCATTTCATCTAAAACCTTTTTATCTTCTTCTGTAATATACCAAAGAGCTATTTCTTTACTATTGTGAAAAGCTATAGTATGAGGCTTGCCCAAGACGGATTCTATAAAAGCATAGCGTTCAGAATTTTTGGCAATATTAATATTAATCATAAATCACCACAAAAATATTTTTGTCTTTTTATATGTTCTTCAATATATTTTTTAGATGTTCTTGGTTTGGGACAAATTTCTATTGGGCGTGTATCACAAGTTACTAGTATTCTGTTTCTTCCATAAGATCCACTAACAAGTTCTATCTTTTCTGTCTTATACCCAAGATTGCAACTACCTTTCTGACATGACTGCATTCCATCTTCATAAGCATAACAACCCAAACAAGATTTAATGCGAATTTTCACTGAATCTTTTAAATTGGTGATCCGGGCGGGACTCGAACCCGCCACCACTTGATTAAAAGTCAAGTGCTCTACCAGATGAGCTACCGGATCTTTCTATTGTAAAACATTATGATTCCAACGCTTTTCTTATGTATTCCCCCAATTCTTTAAAACGGGGATCTTTTTCAAGTGCAAAAACTATTTTATAAACATTTTCTGTTTTGCGGTATAATTTGTGAATTAAATTAATAGCTTCTTGATTATGCGGTTCTGAAATTTCTGCTTTGGCTATTGCTAAAACAATATCACTTCTGGTCATTTTGTCTCCTCTTTTTTTAAGACGTGGTGTACAAGCTGCATGGTTTCTGATTGGCAAATGCCGTTGTTATTAGCCACAGCTTTCAGGGCTTCTTGCATTTCTTTAATCCTATGTCTTGCTCGCAAAAGATGATCTCCATACGATTCTTCATCAGGGTGGAGATTATCTTCATACCAACTCCATATGACAATCCCATTTCTGATAATTAAATGGTTCATTTGTAAATGCGTTGTTTCTTTTTCTATATCTGAATTAACAATAACCGTATAAGACTGTTCTTTAGGACGAAAATCAAGTTCCCTAACCTGGTACAGTTTATTTTTTGTAAGATATTTGCCGCCACTAAGAAAATAATGATCTTCATCTGAATCCACAAAATCACCAACTTGAACTATGTTACGCCACTGCTCTTCAATGGCCAATACTATTGCTAACGTTTCATTTGCAATTTCTTCTAATGTTTTCATATTACCTGTTCCAAACTGAACGCTTATCAAAGGGGTTGTTTTTAAGAGCTTCAAGAAATTTATTTTTATCAAGGCCATTTGAAATATCACGCTGCCTAACTAAAAGACGTAAATATTCAATTTCATCTTCTGTAAGCGTAATAACATCATACCAATCAAATAATTTTAAAAGAGACTGGAAACCATTTAAATTGTCTCTATGCGTAAAGATAAATTCTTGAATAGCATCACGCCAGCAAGAATCGTGATAGCATAAATGTTTCATGGGCTTGACATGGCGTTCTCCCTTTTCATCAATACGTTCTTCTTGAACAGCAACATGGACATAATTGCGAGGAGAAAAAATATACATATGACATATTAGATACTGGTCACAACATTTTTCTGGAGTCATATGAAATCCAATGTGCATGGCTTTGCCAGAATTTATTTGGTCTTTACCAACAACCTTCTCAAATTCACTTTGAATTATTGTACAAAGCATTGATTCAATCATTTTGTCTCCTTTTTAAGTAGTATTTTGAAACTACTTTTTTCAAAGCTTTTGTTAAAGAAGTCTAATGTAACATATTAATTTTAAAAGTCAAGATAGTTTTTCAAGAATATTTTCAGCATTAGTGATTAAAGCTATGCGTTCATTCAAATCAATGATAAAAGAATCTTGAGGATGACATTGAATCCAATCATTACCAAGAGATTCTTGATCCCCCAAAATTCCATTTTTAATAATGGGGATAATCCTTGAAAGTCCGTCTCTTCTTGCTTTGTCTTCTATAATGGTTCCATTAGGCATTTTACCAGCCACTAAACATTGGCAACATTCTAAAGTAGTCATTTGTCCAAAGGGGACATCTCTTGGTGTTTGCATTGTTATATTCTTGCCCTTTCTTTTAACACTAATGCTATCATAATTAAAGTAAAAGTCAATATAATATTGTATAATAAATAACAAAGGAGAAAACATGAAAATAAAACTACCTAAGGAAATACAAGATCAGTTATCTAATCTTCCTGAAAGCGGAATGGGCTATCAAAAGGCCAATCTGGTACTTGCTAACGGTAAAATTATTAAAAATGCCATTATCAACTCTGAAAGATCCTGAACAACAGCTCCTTCACGATCATGATTTCATTGTTTTTTGATAAGACAGTGTGGTCCACAGTGTGCCCTGGTGTGTAAAACAGCTCTTCAACAGCTCTTCATTTTTTAATTCGGCACTGAACCCATTAAATATATAGAAAATAACAAGACGAGTGCATTTTCTTATAAAAAAGATATCATGAGGATCCAGAAGACAGTGTGTGGTCCATAAGTTTTTTGTGGGGCACATGATTTCAATGTACTCTTTTAGGTCCATTAGATAGTTTAATGCTATTTAATGGACCTAAAAGAGTCTCTTTAAATAAAAAATTACGTTTTATTTTTTTTATGTATAATGAAAAGAAAGATATAAACCAAGGGAGAAAAAACTATGGGAAGAAAAAAATCAGTAGAACCAAAAGAAGAGAAGTCTTTTAGCGTGGTGGAAGAAGGCGAAGAAATTGTCAAAAAGTTATGTGAAAAATACCCCGAAGTTCTTTGGGCAGTAGAACCACAAAGCGTTGGAGTTTATGGGTGCGATAATCAAGAAACTCCTGCAAGTTGTAATACATTGGCTAAAATCAGAAAAGTAAATGGCGTATTAAAAGCAGTTCTAGAAAAAAATAATATCCCCTTAAAGTATATTATAGAACTCTATTGGAGCGATTGGAGAGAATGGAGTATGCCTACAAAACAATGGATCTTGTTCCATGAATTGTGCCATATTCTTGATCCTGATTCTAAAGGATTAAGAAAACACAATATAGAAGATTTTAGCCTAACATTAGATATTGTAGGTATTGAAGGTTATAGAAGATCTGATCTACCTAATCTGTTAGGAGATAAACCCGTTGAATTTGATAAGAAAATAGTTGCTGCAATGATGAAACCAGCAGAAGGAACTACAGAAGCTACAGAAAGCGGGGAAACTCCTCCGGAATAATATGATTGTAAGAATTAATTTACAACATGCATATTTTCAAGAATTATAAGTGAACCCATTATTACAATTAAAGCACCATATGTATTCATAATTATTTAATAACTATTAATTTTGGTGCTCGGGGAGGGAGTCGAACCCTCACGCCCGTTAAGAGCAACAGATTTTCTTCACTACATTACTTTCGTATTGTAGTCCGGACTTTCTCTTTACCATGCCTTTTTGGTTTAGGTATCCCCCGTTAAGTCTCTGCACCTTAAAAAATTCCACGCTTATTCTTTTTTTTCATGGCTTGGAAACAAACTTCTCTCTTTTCTTTGTCTTTGCTGTATTTGCAAAACTCCAAAAAAATCAATGCTTGCTCCCTTTTGACTTTTAAAAAAGGTAATATCTTTTCTATTAACTTCTGAGAATTACTCATAGACAACCTTATAGCATATGCCGTTTTTCGATTGCCTTTTGGTTTTTTCTCAAAAATTTTCGAAGTATTTTTAGTTATTATATTTAGCCACTCCATTATCGGTTTATAGGTGTTCCCAATATCTAAATAAGCAGAATATCCTATGTAAGAATTATAATTCTTAACTTGGTGCTTTCGCTTATTGATATGAATAGAACCTTCACCATCAATAAAACCGGCTATATATGCCAACTCTGTATCTGTTACTTTATTCACTTTAGTCTCCTTCCTAATAGAGACTATTTCATAGAGAAAATAACAGAAACCTTTTTTAATTTTCAAAGAACAATTGCAGAACTTTCCCTTGGCTCAGGATTAGCATACCTTTCGGTTTAGCTTTCCCTGAATTTGAGGGATTACATTATATAGGTTTCCCTACATACGCTCAATTTCTTTTAAGTCTGTTGTGTCTGCCATTCCACCACCCGAGCATTACATTTATTTTTATTTAGGGTTTGTTCTGTTCAGCTTGTTTCTTCTTGTATTCAGCAAATTCAGGGCTTGTAGTACTCAACAATAGCTCCAATAGGACTATTTTCTTGTCTTGAACAATAATAAGTTCCTTGCTTAAACAATTCAACCTATCAATTTTTCCAATGACGTTTGCCTGACCAATAATAATCAAGAACATCAAAAACATTACAATTGCACTAATCCAAGTATAAGCCTTGTTCATAATTTACTCCTAATTTTGTTTATCGAATTTATTCCAACATTTATCTTTACTTTTGAAGTTTTTACAATCTTTAAAAGAACCACCACAACAACATTCAGACCAATTAGGCTTTTTATTGCAATCTACATTTTGATACCACCAAGCAGGGCAACAAAAATCTCTCATTTCTGTTCCTTTTCCAAACTTTTTTCCTGCCTTCCAATCTTCATAGCTCAATCCCCCAAAGCTTTCACTACCTAAAAATTGGGGATTGTCTTTGCCGCTTGAAGAACCACTTTGTCCCATACCAACACTAATTCCTGGATTGGTTTGAAGAACTCTAATAACTCCTTTCTTTTCTTCCCTCCCTTCAAAATCATCATATTCAATCTTTACATGAGTTTTGCCGCTTCCTTCACAATCATGACAAACTACAGCAAAACCATTTTTCTCTGCAAACCCCCTGTACAAACCAGTTCCACCACAGGATTTGCATTTACAATCATAGTTTATAACATGATGGCTCATAAAGATTATTCTCCAACCGTTCTCTTTTCAGCAACGGTAAGATGGGCATTATAACGAGACTTGAAGCCATAGTCATCAATGAAAAAGCTGGGATAGAACTTGGAAAGTTTTTTTGAAACTCTTCTACCGTTACAAGCTATAACATTTGACAGATCGTTATCTTTCTTTGTCATAATAGCTTTAATAAGACGGCTTCTAGCCCACTTTTTGATTGTCTTCTTATCAGCATTAAACGGACCGTTATCTGACCATAGAGATATTCCCCTGCACCAGACTCCGTCAACCTTTTTAAGGCATACCCCCCCAAAGATTTGGCGTTTATCATCCCGCAGGTAATAAAAATAAGTATCCTTATTAATTTCTTTAGCAGCTTCCACTCGTTCCATACGCTTGGACATTTTTTTCTGGATGTTTACTTCTGTAACGTCAAGATCCATAATACTTCTCCTTTTATTGTTATTCGTCGCGATGGCGTTGATTTTCTTCTTCGTCTATAGTTTCACAATGGCGTTCAGCTTCATCTAAAAGCCTTTGCTCTTCTTCATATTGCAATTCTTCTTCCCTACGGAGATCTTCTTGAGCTTGACGATTATATTCCTCTTCCAAATCATCATATTCAAGATTTTTCTTTCTGCCCATTTTAAACTCCTTATTGTTTATTTTAATTATCTTCCGAACTCGAACTTGAAGAAACTTGGTCTCCCATTAAAGCTATATATTCAAAACGGGGTTCTTTACTTCCATCAGGCATGTTAACGGTTTCATCATCAAGAACATATGTCCTATAACCACCAACAGGCAACATTTCCCTTATGGCGTCACTGATAACATTAACTCTTTCTGAACAAGAAACAGGGTATTCCCCTTGCTTGACAACAAACTTATTGTGAATCAGAACATTGCGAAGATAGGTTTTGCCTGTTTCAGCATTGTCATATGTTGAATTAGCAACCTTTTCGAAGTTATCTGTAACCTTCTTGGGATCAATAATGCCCTTGCGGACTTTAGAAACAGCTTCAGCAAAGTCCTTATCTTTGATGGTAATGACTTCTTTAATGCTTTCCTTGAGCGTCCTACCCTTTGCCTTGCGGTTATATTCAAGCCCTTGAGCATCAACCCAAGCATTGCGAACTATTTCAAAAGAAAGCTTTTCATCTTTTTCAAGGGCGTCAAGCTTTTCAGCAGACCGTTGATGGGTGCGTTCATAAGAAGCATCAGCATGAACTGTAACATTCTGCTTTTCACCATATTTATTTACATAACCGTGAATATAAATAAACATGCCGGCCTTAAGTCCATTAGCCGCTTCAATCAAAGTGCATTTTTGTTCCAACATATAATTTCCTTATTTGTTTTTCGGAATATCAATTTTCCAGCCCTGAATATGATCTCCACCTTCAAAAGCAACCAATCCTTCAGATTCTATTTCCAGAACTTTCTTGGACTTGGTTTCGTCATCATAAGCACGAGAACAAATGACTTGGTTCATTTTCCCATCTTTACCTGCCAAAGCGATCAAATCTTCTTTATTAGTGATCAACATATTATTATCTCCTTTTTGGTTTTAAAAACAGAATTAATCTATCATTATTTAATTTTAATGTCAAGATTATTTTTTGCTTATGAAATATTATTTTTTAAGAAGAATGGATTATATAAACACCGTATTCATTATGAGAATGCGTATAACTTCCATCTTCAATATAAGAATCCATATCTTCATCAGTTGCACCATTATCTTTAGCCATTTTGGCAAATAGCTTTTCTGCTTCTTTGTTGCCCTTTTTATTATCCTCAAATGATATAATCTGATTTGGATTTGCTTCAACAACTTCTAAAACATTAACAGTATTTAGTTTTTTCACTTTTATCCTTTCGTTTTGTGTTTAATAAACAAGACTAATATAGTAAATTTTATAGAAAAGTCAACCATTAAAATAATATTAATTGAGTTCCTATTGGGATAAGTACCCATTGAGATTTACACAAGGCTTCTTTTGATAAAAAGAATTCTTCACCATTATGATAAGAGTGGCATCTGCGAAAACGAAATCCCTTTTCCTGTACTTCTACAACCTTGATAGACGAGGTAGTAGAACCACCATCAGGCATTAAATAAGATCCAACTTTTATTAAAGATATTTGTTCAGTATTCATCTAAAATTTTGTTTATTTTATGAAAAGTAAATTATTTATAAATCCTTGAAACATGTTGACAAATAATTTTAGGGAGAGCCCTGCCCTTCAAATTGTTGCATATGACCTTGTAACGATATTCAATGTCACCAGCATCTTGCAACATAATGCCAACCCCTAAAAAATTAAGATAGTGGTTTTCATTAGCATATTTTTTTGCTTGCCAAACAACAAACTTAGCAGCTAGATAGGATGGGTCAGTGAATCTATTATCTTCTACATTTTTTTGAACTTCCGTGAGAAATTCTTTCAAATCTTTCCCCAAAACATCGCCATCATAGTGCCTATAAACAATAGCTGCCGTCTTGTCTTTGTCATAGCAAAAGTGAACACATGATCTTGTACTCATTTGTTGTTTCCTTTTATTTTTTTTATGCTAAACTTTTTCAGGGAATGTTATACGCGAGTTTATCATTTCATTAGCACAAAGTTCAATTGCTTTTGCTATGAGATTTGCTTGTTCTGGAGGGAAAGACATACTTTCAGTAATTTTTCCATTTTTATCGCAATATTTTATCTCTACGCAACCCATATCGTCTTTATCGGCACCGATTTCAAAATGGGAGTTGTCTTCATAGTCACAATATATTTCTCTTTTTGTTACCATTTTAAATTTCATATTAATTTCCTTGCAATTCGCTTATTCCAACTACATTTTTACAAACTGGGCATTCATAGTGCTCACCTTTTTTGTTCATAACCACTATTTCTTTTTTAAGTTTGCAAGTGGGACAATAAATTTCTTCAAGCATACTTTGGACGGTCATTACATTTCTGGTAATATCCAAATAATCACTATAATTTCCATTATAATATTTTTGTTTATAAAAACGGTTAATAACATTCATTAAGGCCAATACTGAAAAAGGTTCTTTTGATGCCACGAACCAATCAGTGGAATTAGCCCAGCGGTCAAAGTTTCTGGTAACTGCAATATCTGCTGTATAACGAAGAGCATCTCCTTGTCTTTCAAAAACTCTGATGGTAAATGTTTTGTTTTTAGCGATAAGCATAGAAACACTGCCATCGCTCCTTTCTTTAATAGTAAATTTCAATTCAGAAAGATTTTGCTGAATGGTATCAATCCATTTTGTGGTTTTCATAATATTTCCTTTAATTAGCAACTATCGCAGATTTTTATTTTAAAATCAAGCTCATTTTGTCAAATTTATTAGGGCATTTTTTATGTTTGGAAGGCATGTAGAACAATTAGTCCCACCAGTATAATCCCTATTATCTTTTGCAGTTCTTACAAGGAGATTGTTAAACCATTCGTCCTGAAAATATCTAATGTCACTGGAAGAAAACCATGCCCATTTTTGAGTTTGTTTATTTTGAGCAAATCCACTAAAATAAAAATGCCCCCTATTAACATAAAAATAAAAGTCATTGTCCAGTTCTTTTTTTAGAAAACCCTTGACAGCTCTATGGAAGGATTGAAACTCAGCTGTCAATCCTGCAGAACTTACAAACTTTTTACCTACCCATTTATCTAATGTATTCTCCATTTTGTCTCCAAAACTACTATTGTTTTATGCCATAGCCTTGTTCATTTTTTCAAATAAACCAGGAACATGTTCTTTTTTTCCAAGACCACCATTTTTAATGGCTTCATCAATATCTTTTATTTCAAGGTTGAGATTTTCAGCCCTTTTTTCACTATCTACCCAGTTATCAAGATATTCCTTTGAAGATAGCAAAGCATGAGCAAAAGCCTTTCCTTTCAAAAGGTATTCTTTTTTAACTACAAGTCCCTGTCGTAAAATCCAAATAATGACACCAAGTTGTGCCGCCAAAACTTCTAAATCTTTATGCTCATTTTTTTGTGAAAAAGATTTTTTAAGGGAATTATCTGCTTCCTTTTGCGTCATGTGATGAATGTTCTTAGCCCACAAATTATCCCAACAAGAGTCACTACTGCATGATTCTTTTCCCCAAGCTCCCATAATACACCTCCTATTTTTTTATGTTTCCACGTTTTTTAAAGGAATAGCAACTAGATATTTGGTATTATCATTTGGATACGCAGGTTCGGAATTTCCTTCAAAATAGATAAGTAAGAATTTTTTAGGAACTTGAGGTACTTGCATAATCCAACTCCAAAAGGGGGACTTGCAAGAATCAGTTTTACGTGCAATAGTTTTTTCAACTTTTAAAATAGCTATATTGCCGCCGATAGGAGTATGGGCATAACCTATTCCATAGCTGAAACTAACTGTTAAAACTCTGTCTCCAACTTTCAAATCTTTAGCCAGCACTTCTTTTATGCAATAAGAATCAGATAGTTGATTATCCATCTTTATCTCCTTTTTCAGTAAAAAATAACATAAATCAAATTAAAGTCAAGCAATTTTTTAATGAACAGCAGCAATATTTAGCAAACAATTGTATGACATATTTTAATGCCATATTTTTTTGTAGGGCATTAATAAGCAGATATTTTCTAAATTGGAATTCAGACATTGTTTTCTTTTCTGAATTACACTTATCACAAGCTACCCTGAAGTTTTTGGGATCATTTCTTTTTTTGGTTATGCTTTTTGGAATGGCATGATCAATTGTAGCTTGAAGATGTTTTTTCTTGGTTTTTATTTTTAATCCAGTCTTACCGCAATAATCACAAATAAGAGTCCCACTTTTTGTAAGATGACTTTTAAGATATTTCTTCCTGGCTTTTATCCAAGCAGTTAAACATTCATCTGTTTGAAGATACAATTGTTTATTCAGCATCAACAAACTGGCATAGGAGTGCGGATCGGGATCTTCCACAAAGAAAAGATTAGCAGTTCTTTCTCTGATATTTGTTTTCATACTTTGTGGGCAAGGGAACCCGATATCTTTAACGGTTGGGTAATTTATCTAATTCGTCTAAATATTTTGTATATTGTTTATATTCTTTCCAGAAGCGTTCTAACTCTTCTTCCAAAAAATCAAGATTGATTTTGCCTTGGCGAGCTGCACCACAAGAATATGAAACCTTTAAAATATTATTTTCTTTTCCATCTGCAATATAATATTTATAATGTCCAATGTTAGCTTCTGAAATATATTCTTGGGTAGCCTTAATTTTAAAAGTAGGATTTCCAAGCTTTTTGTTTTTAAATTGCTTGTAATGATGAATAGTTATTAAGTCATATTTCATAGATACTCCTTTTTAAACAAAACAAGCCAGGATCTCTCCATCTTCAATCATCCAATTAAGATTTCTCAAATTATGGGCATCTTCTTCTGTAATGCCAGCTTCAATCAATTCATCAACTCCAACAGAATATATAACATCATGATCAGCACCCTGAATGCCTTTTGTGGGGCAATACTTTCTAATAATTTGTAAACCTAAAAAAGCGTTATCATCCATTGACATATCTTTAACACTTCCATTGCCACCCATAATTTCTTCAAATACTTTTCTTTCCATTGTTTCCTCCACTAATTGATTTGTAATATTAATGTATCAGATTTTTTTAAAAGGTCAAGAAAACTTTTTTACCCCCATTGCAATACCTTGCCGCATTCTGAACAACACCAACCGTGGTCACCATCAGGAGTTTTCCAATAAACCATCTTGTCAACCATTTCGTTTTTCTCATGATTTAGTGAGCAACCTACAACAATTTGTACGGGTTTTGAAAGAGGAATAACTTCATCAATATATTTTTTGCCAAGAAGAGATGCAAACTGTTGTAATTGTTTTCCTGTTACTTTAATACCTATCATCATATCTTCAGGAATATCTCCGATCTTGGTTCTGCATGTAATGGGAACTTCAATTGTTTTCATGGTTGTTTTAATTTTATTTTTGCTAACATGGTATTTATTTCCAACATCATGTTTTTGTCTCTTTCTGATAGCAAATCTAACATATTAAATTTAAATGTCAATTACTATTCTATATAATAAAGACAGGGAATCATTTTAATCTTCATTGCTACATAATCATAAAACCTACGCCAACCGTCTTGAATGATTGTAATGTCATTAGGATGATTTTTTTCATCCCACGCATTAAAGTCCAAGATAACTGGCCAAATTTCTTCACGATGTTGCCTGATTATTCTATTGTCATAAATATTTCTAAGACTACCGAATAAATCTAAGAATTCACTAGTAGGTATATTAACATAACCAAATTTTTCGTCTCCATAACGCCGGGTATAAAAACCAATATAATCTTTAATAGCCAAAGAAACTAATTCTAAACAGTTGTTCTTATTATAATTTTTATAAGAAACAGTCTCGACTTTATCAGATATATTCCAAGCTTCCCCATCAACAGACATATAATAAGCCATTGCATATTTTGCTTCTCTGGGTAACTGACGAAACTTTAATACCTTGCCATTATGTTTCTTAATTAAAGCAATCAATTGTTTGTTTTTCATGGTTGTTTTTTCCTTTCATAAGAATAATCTAACATATTAAATAACAAAGTCAAGTACTATTTTTATTACTTAAGTTTTATAAAGCTTAAGTTCTGGACCAACTTAAGTTTTGTTATTTATCCCAATATTTGCACTCGTCTTTAATTTTATTAATATTTTGATTGGCAATAAAGACGAGTGCTTTCTTTTTATTTTGCTTAAGTTTTCTAATTTTTTGACTACTTGGTTTAAAACAAAAAAAACCGATAAGGAAAAAATCCCTACCAGTTTTTAAAAACAGTACCGTGCTTGTTACGAATATTTATAAAATATTTTTGCTAAAATGTCAAGAATAAAATTATCTTACTTTTGTAACCCAATTAGATCCAACCAAGAAAACATATTCTTTATAGCTAATTATAGTAGCTTCTTTAACTATTACAATATTATAATCACCATGATGTTCTTCTTTTATCTCAAAAACATTAGAATTCATTTGAAGACAATCTTTGTTTTCCGAAATATTTCCTGTAGGATTTTCAGCAATTAAATTATTATTTTTATTGTAATTTATAGGATGATTAGATGAAGAAAGTTTATTTGAAAAAAATAATTCTATTAATAATGCTCCCACAAGGCCAATAATTCCAAGGGCAATCATACATTCAATTATTGTAAATCCCTTTTTCATAATTTTTCACTTTTATTGTATTTTAACTGCCCATCTATATCCGTCTACTATTATATTGGTTTTCCCAGATTGTAAATTTATTACTGTTATAATCTGATAGGTTCTAAAACTATTTTCATATTCCTCAAATTCTATTTTAAAATTTTTATTTTCTATTTTAAAATTATTATCAACGGGTTCTTGATTTTCAATAGGATTTTCAACCATCGCATTTTTTTGTTGTTCATTATATCTTTTGTGAGCTTTATTAAAAGAAGGTATAATTATGGCAGCTAACAAAATAATTATTATTAGAACAATTACAATTTCAACTACTGTAAATCCTTTATTCATATTTCTCCTATTTGATAAAGCTTTTTAAATGACATTCGTTTGTACAATCACCCTTGTGACAAAGGGTGTATATAAGATAACCATAAGCAGTTCTACTATTACTTTCAATATATTCACACCCATTTATAACTACAATTTGATAAGGAGATGTTGGTTTATTAGTTTTAATAGGAATTGGATTTTCTAAGCAAGTATTATCATTTTTAAGAGCTTTAATAAGTATTGGCCTTAATATTGCTGCTAAAGTAATAATCACAAAAACAACAACTAAAATCTCTACCAATGTAAAACCATTTTTTTTCATAATTTACTCCTATTTATATTGACAAACAATTATTAACTTTATTTACGAGAATAATAGCAAAATCATTGGTTGTTTTTCTATTATTAGGGAAACTAAAATAAATTAATGAAATTGCAGCAACAATTATGCCAATGACTGCTAGTGCAATTGTACACTTATCACTTTTTTTCATTACGTTTCTCTTTTTTAATTCTGTCATGTTCTCTGCAATGATCTCCGCAACAATAACCCCCATTATGTTTTGTTTTAATGTCACAACCTGGCAACAAACATTTTCTCAATGGTTTTTGAACTACATAAGGTGTCATTGCTTTTATCAAGTTAGGGTCAGAAAAAAGACTTCCCAAACCCATGATAGAAGCTGCCAACAGTAAGTCGTTATAATTTTTTTTCATAAATAAAATGGTGGGAGATGAGGGATTTGAACCCCCGACCTTGGATTTATAAGACCCCTGCTCGTCACCAGCTGAGCTAATCTCCCGTTTGGAAGGTCTGATTCAATGGGAACCCATAGGGGCATACTTAGCCCATTGCCAAGATCATAATTTTATCATTTATACATTACAACATAATTGCCAAATTCTTCTTCAAATACTTTTAAAACGTTATCATAATTACCACTAGTCATTCTTTTTTGAATGGTATTAAAATCTTTTCCGGTTTGTTTGGAAAGAGTACGAGCTACACCAATTAAATAAAAAGCATTACCTTGCAGCCCAGTAAGATCTATTTCTAAACGTTTTTCTTTCTTTTCAGATTTTGGCACGATCATTTGATGTTATCCTTTTTGATCCCACTTCTTTCCAAGGCAAATAAAAGTTTTTCTTCTACATCTTCATTGGCTGGGTGGTTAATGTCAATATTAAATTTTACACAAATCTTATCTTCAAGTTTGTCAAATCTTTTTTGATTTATAACCTTAATCTTTTTCTTTTTCAATTTCAAGATTTCTTTTGCAATTAAACAATCAAGTGCTAAAAAATCTATGGGGATAAAAGAGTATTGTTCCATTTCATTCATATGCCCCCATTAATTAGGGTATTAGAGTAACTGAAGCCCCATCATACCATTCAGCAAGACAACCCTTGATATATTCACAAAACTCATTAGGCTCTCCTCCCCATTGATCACTTTCACATGAGATTGAAACTTTATCAGAATAAGAGCGTAATCCTGCTCCAATTTCTCCTGGAAAATATATATCAAAAGATAGTTGATGTTTTTTTAATTGATCTATTTTAAATTTAAGACCAGCATTCTCAATCTGCAAACTTTCCATTGCTTTTCTCAAATCTTTTTTGGTTGCCCCATTAGCACTCATGATTACTCCAGAATATTAAATTCTTCTATAAAATCTGCGTTAGATCTATAAACAGACTCACGATTGGTTAAGATTTTCCAAACATAATCTTCTGGAAGATCATCCAAATATTTCTGTCGAAAAATTTCTCTTGCTTCTGGACTATCCTTGAGAATTTTAATTACTTTAAATTTGGTCAATTCACTACTTGATAGAGGAGGAAAATCAACTCCATACCATTTTGGGCGACAAAAAACTTCATTCATACTATTATTCCTTTTCTTTAAATTCAATGTAGCATAATTTAAAAATAAGTCAATAACAAAATTAATCCTTATGCTTTTTTCTTTTGGGAATCCATGCCGGTGGTTCTTTTTTAAATGTCAAACCAAGTTCAATATTCCTCAGTGCATTTACGATATTTAATTGAATATGGCTCTCTATTAAAATTTTAGGGTTGTTCGAGCCAGTCAATTCTCCAAATGTTGCTGAATTAAATTTACAACCCTTATATGCTGCAAAATAATCGGTGAGTATTCTTGCAACTTTTTCGGCTTGGGGAGTATGGTATTCTTTGCAGATTTCCTTGACAATAAATTCCAAATGTGCTTTACAAAATTTTTTCATTTAACATCTTTTAAGGGGCATTCACTAGGAATAGCAATATAATCATCATCATAACCGAGGTTCATGCCAAGTCTTGAACATTCATAATAACCCTGGCCAGTAACAGAATGACAAGCTGGACATTTTTGACAATTACCATCAATTATTTCTTCATATAATTTTTTCATACCTTCATAGCATCAATTCGTTTTTGAAGCTCATATTTGACAATTTGTTTTATTCCTTCAGAGAAATACATATCAGCATATTTTTTTAGATAAGGTTCGGCATACTTCAAAATTGCACTATCTATTGCAGCCCGAACCATTTCATGAAAAACTCTCTCAGTTTGGGCATTGACTTCCAATTTAATCTTTTCCAAGAATTTTTCATTGATTTTAATGGTTTTTTCAGTATCCCAATAACTATTTGACTTTGCCACTGCACCAATTTCCTTCTCAACTTCTTTCTTAATGGCCAATAGACATGCTTCTTTAGCTTCATTGTGGGCTTTTTGTATTAGATTAATTTCTGCCCTGATGTCCTCAAAATTAAGCATGGGACGAATACATTTCTTGGTAAAATTTTCAACAACCCCTTTTTTAATATCAATGACAAATTGCGGATCATCTCTCATTAGTTTTTCAATGGCATTGCTATCAAGTGATAATTTAATTGACATTTTATTTCTCCTTATTATTAATTTTATTAAGTATTACGCAAAAGTTCTTTGGGTAGTACCTGATTTTTGGGTAAGTCGTGCTCTTCATAAATAAACAAAGTTTGAACAATATGCTCATTATCTACAAATTCGTGGCATACATACTTAATATCAATGACCTTACCCCTTTGCTCAAAAGAGTCTAACCATTTTTGAATAATAGATTCACTATCCTGGGGTTTGTTACTAATAGTGTTGAATATTTTAATTTTCATAGTTTTTCCCTTTTCATAAGAAATATATCAAAAAAACAAACAATGTCAAGAATAATTTTTGTTCGCCATTATGTAATGAAAAAATTATAAGGTATTCCATCCCAATGAAACTTAATTTCCAATAACGAATCAACAATATCTGATGTTATATTTTTACCATTGAGTTTTCTATATAAAAATTGTTTAGCTGTTTTTTTTGCATCTTGAAGTAAAGTTACAAACGAATATGCTCTAATTGATCTTCTTCCAACTTTATGATGACAATGTAAAAACCAATCAACAAAAGATTCTAAGTCTTCTTTATAATATTCATCTTTAGATTCTTGAAAATTTAATGCAGCTTTTTCTCCGTATAAATACAAAGCAATTTTATCATAAGCTTTTGCAGCATTTTTTTCGTTTGAAAAAACTTTTCTGTATCTTTGATTACTCATTGTCTTAAAACTTATTTCTGTGCTATAAGAGTCAGCATGTTTGCTTTTAAAAACTCCTACATATTTCTTGTTTTTATTCCTTCGTTCCCCTTGCCTAGTTCTAGAAGATCTTTCATAAATAATTTGTTTACTTTCTTTTGTTAAGTTTTTCATTCTTTTTATTTGTGATTTTGAAATTTTTTCTTTTGTTTCTTCATTAAATATTTTCATATGGTCATCCTGGGCAATCATATTATATCCAATACAAGGATTCATGCTGTCATATTTTTGAATATACTTATACTCTTTAATAATTAAATCATTTAGACTATTAGCTGTATCTATAACATCAAAAGAAAAATTTTCAAAGCCATATTTAAGAAGAGCACGATGAAAAGCATAATTAGTGTATTTATAATTTCTTTTGTGACATTTTATTCGTTCTTGTAGTTCCTTAGTAGACATTCCTATGTATATCTTCCCGTTAGTATTATTAGTGGCCTTATAAATAATCATATCATTCTCCTTTTATACACCATATTTTACAAAGAATTAAGGAGAACAACCTTCATTTTTATTCATTATATTTGAGAGAAAAATTAGGATTAATAACTTTAAAACTTACATTGGGATCATCTTTTAAACGTACAACAATCCCTTCTCTCCAAACATCAGGATTCAAAACGCTTTTACCAATACTCATGTTTACCAATTCTTTTATAATATCAGGAGTACTGCAATTACAAAGATTAAATGTCCAATTTTTATTAATAACCGGCACCATTTTAAAACCATTTTGGATGCAAAATATTTCCATTTCTTCAAGGGCATATTTTCTACCGTTATCAATTACATTAAAAACAAGGAAGTCTTGTTCGCCTAATTGATATTTATTCTTTTGAATTTTTGGTCCAACGCACTCACCTTGTACAACAATGCCAGCTTCTTCTAAATCAAGCAATTTGGCAGCGATATTATATTTTTCAGCCATTGCCCAATAACTACTATTGTTAGGTTTACCCAAACGAACATTGCGAGAACAAACCCCAAATATTAGTCTATTAATCCCCCAATGCCTTTTAGTCCCAACAAAGTAAGTCCCGCTTTGACCATCTACCTTTTCAGTAACATACCATTCGCTTTCAGGACGACTTGTTAGTATTTTAGCACAAGTCTGAATACGTTCTTCATCTGTTTTTGCAATCCAACTTGGCCATCCTTTGTCTTTTCTGTTCAAATTAAAATAAATAAAACGATACAAAGAAAAATTCATAAGGAATTTATTGATTTTAGATTTAGAATGAGATTGTTCATCCAATTCCTTTTCTTCTTGCAATTGAGGATCATGCTTCTTAACCCCAAGGATTTCTGTAACATCAGTCCCTTCAACATTCTTGGGGTTTATAGGAAAATCAGAAGGCAAAATATCCAATGGAAAAACTATTCCCTGAGATATTTGCTTTTTCAATTTGATTGTGCGGATTCTGAACTTACGCTCTCTAAGAAATTCAAATTCTTGTTTTTCAGGCATAATACTGTCAACTTCACAGTAAACCACAAAATCACCAACCTTAAATTCCCCCTTTTTAGTAACACATTCCCATCCAAGAACTTGACAAACTTCAATTTTATCCCCCCCTTCAATGGGACGAATACCAATAACCTTTTGGATGCTTGCTAACTTCCTACTCATTTAGTGTCTCCTCATTTAAAATGTATATCCAACAGTTATCCCACCATATAACAAATTGTCCTTGAAATATATCTCATTAGCACTATCTCTAATTTGACTATCCCAAAGCCATGTATAACTTATCCGCAATGATGTATACCAATTGCTATTAATAATATATTTCAATACAGTATCAGCAGCACCGCTATTCAGTGCAGAGTTGTCAGATCCAAAATAGTATTTATTAAATCTACTATTCCCATAACCCGTAGAAACAGATGGCGTCAAAATAAGGCTATCCAATAGTTGAATATCCCTATAAAGACTTGCAACAACATATGCCCCATTTACTTCATCAATATCATAATAAACACCACAAACAGGCGTTATAAAAAAATTAGGATATTTAATTTGCGTAAATACTTCTCGTGTTTCTTTTAGGGTACAATTAGGATATACATATTCAATTAGTCCAGCATTTATTTCCAAAACTTTTACTGGCAAAGTATATTGCACAGTAAAATCAAGCTCATTAAAATCCCTATCTTCAGTTATCCTATCAGTAAGATTATAGTTTCCCCAGGCATTTACTGAAAACCCATTTTTGGATATGTTCAGAAACGGTTGTGCAACAGGTTCATCATTAATCACTTGTCCACGAATAACACAAGCAGACATGAAAGAGACTTCGGTATTTGCTTGGACTTCTGTTGCTTGTAAGCTAAAAATCCCCAAGAGAAAAATAAACATTAGAACTGTAAAACAAATTACTTTATTCATTTTTTTAATTTTCTTTTTTATTGTTAATATTACTTATCTTTTTCGAAAAAAGAAGGATCAACAGCTCTAGAAAAAGAATCAGCAACTTCTGGTACTTGTCCTTGAACTACTGGATTGGCCACTGCAGAGTTTTCTTCAATATTATCAGTTGATGGTTGTTCTGCAACAGGAGGAGTATACCATGTAATCCCTTCAAATTCTTTTTCAATTGCAGGATTATCAAAGACTGGTTTAACAACATCCTTTGAATCCACAGTTATTTGTGAATTTCTTTCCTTATAATTAGGAATGACCATGAAGTGAACAGTATTGGGACATCTAGCAATACATACAATGGCTATGGGCGTACCATTAGCAGTTTTAGTCAAAACCCATTCAGGATTAATAGGCAAAGAATCCTTGCGTTCTTTCTTTTGAATTGGCGTAACTCCAACCATGGGTTTGTCACCCACGTTTGTTGCAACAGTTGAAACAGGAACTACAGATGTCGCTACTTTAGGCTTATTTTTAGAACCTTTTGGACGTCCTCTGGGCATAATAATTCTCCTTATTGTTAAACATTTTGAATCTCAAAACTACCTGGAGCATTACCTTCATCGTCACTTAGAAACCAAATAACCTTCTTACTTTTGTCAGGAAGAGATATTTGCAAACCAAAAAATCCTTCTCCTTCTTTATCTTGTACTGTACTTTCAATCTTACCGCCAACAATTTTATTTAATACATAGAAATTGTTTTTCATTGTATTGCCTTAGTCATTTAGATAATGCTTCTGTTCCACATTTACCTTCATGTTCTGGCCATCCACATTCTGAACAAGACTTGGTTTTTAAACTATCTATTTTTATAGAACTACCCCCAAAACATTTGGCAACTATTTGTACAACATAAACAACATCATCAAATTGTTGAGGAATTACTTGAGCATCTTTAACTGCATCGTCATAACTTGCATAGGATGTAGGAAGAAGAACTCTATCTTGCCCTCTAAAGGAACCATCAATCTTTTCGTAATTATGCTCTTTAATTAAAAAAAATGAGTTCATAATAGATCTCTAATAAAATCAGGATGTATTTCTCTAACATGTCCATCCAAAAAATGTAGTAATCCTCTTTCCTTCCCGCATTTACATTTTTGAATTTCAGCAATAACATTACAACTTCTATCAAAACTAAATAATCCTCCAGAATATGATGCCGTTGCCGGTCTTTTTGATATACTTTTCCAAGTATGCCATAAGTGCATTTTATTCCCCCTTTGATAAATAAAACTCTACCATAAATGATGTTAATGTCAAGATAAATTATTGGCTACAGATACATTTACTAATTGGCGTTCATAATATTTTGTTTTTCTACGCCATTTTATGTATGCTTTACTAGCAGCTTTAATTTTAAAATTCCATTTATTCATCATTTTTAGACACTTATCTCTTTTCTGCTGAATAATTATATTTTTAGGAACTGCATTTATGGAATTCTTAGTTTCTATTTCAAGAGGAAGATCATTAGCCCATAGGTAATGTTGTTTCCAATCTATTTTGTGTTTATTTGCATAACGTCTATTATAAATTGCATTTTTCATTTGCTTATGCTTAAGACCTTGGGTGTGGCAAAGCTCATGAGCAATCACATAAGCTAATTCAACTTTATCAATAGGAACATTCTTTGGGACCTTAATGGTAACTCGTGCAGGCAAACCGTAATATGCGTAACCACCAATATATGTCCCCCTAGAGCTTATACGTCTATAAATGATTGTGAAAATTCCATCTTTTAAATCAACCATCTCTTTTTTTGCAACTTCTCTAATGAAATTATTTAATTGATCTGATCTTAAATTAGTTTTATTAATTAATTTCATTTTTAAGATTAATCCAAAGTGTTATAAAGTGTTTTTTTCTTTTTCGTCTTGTCTACCGTATTTGTATCCCAACCGATAAGCATCATAAATCGCGTCATGCAAAATTTTTCTTAATCCATTTGAATTATAAGGCAATGAAGATGTGTTTGTATGCCTATTTGCTTTATTCATATAAACTTCTTCAATTTCTTCAATTGTTTCAATTTTTTTAGAATTTTTCATTGTGTTTTTCTCAATTTTTGCAGTGCTTCCGATAGAAACCCTTCCAATTCCCTATTTGTAAGTGGTCTGGGAATTCCATCAGTCATTATTGCTGGAACTAAACGAGCAACCTGATTGTAATAATCATACTCATCTGGATATAGAACAACATCATCTAAAGTTATTTTAGGAGAAGAATTAATCTTTGCTTTTTTTGCTTTTTTATTCATTTGTGTTTCCTTATTGATTTAATGACAATATAGCATGTTCATATAAAAAGTCAACAAGAAAAATGGTGCTCCTGACAGGAATCGAACCTGCATTTTCATTTCCATTATGCACTATCTGTTTAGGAAACAGTGCCAATACAGGAGCATTATGTTGAAGAAATTTCTATTAATTGTCTAATGTCCACAACTGAATTATCTTCTTCAAATGTATATGCTGGCATTCCTGTATTTGGATTTGTAGTTGCACTCTTAACTGTGGCAATCCTTATTCCAGATTTAAATGGTTTGCCAGATTTCTTTTTAACTTTAACTATGGTCTTGTAGAAATCTCTATTATCTGTAGCTAAATTTGGTATTTCTTTTTGCATTTTAGTTTTATCTTTTTTATTAACAAGAAACTTTCTTTCGATATTTTTGAGGCTTTAATGACCATAAAGGAGGTTGCATACAAGTCAAAATATAAATAGTGTTATCATTTTTGTCGCAAACAAATAGTACAGAGTTTTTGTATATATAGAAGTATTTCCTTTTATAACCATAAGTATCATAAAAATATTGAATTAAATCAGATTTATTTAAAAAACTAGAAGTTTCCTCTGATTCCTTAAAAAGATCCAAAATATTATGTTCTTGATTTTCTGTTGAATTATTGGCAAATCTTTCAGCAAATCTTTTATTGGCATGTTTTGTGATTACAACAATATATTTGTTAGTACTATTGCAAATATTTATTTTATAGTAACCATTCATGTTTTTTACTCTTGTAAAACTGGCGTCCCCGGCAGGATTCGAACCTGCGACCCTGGGATTAGAAATCCCATGCTCTATCCAGCTGAGCTACGGGGACATTTATCTTGAAATATTTTTTCAATAAACACAACCGCTAGAGCTTGGAATATCGGTAGTGTTAGACGTTGATTCAAGTTTTCCGCTATGTTTGATTAAAGGGTCAATTAATTCTATCGCTGTTTCAACAGACATTGAGTTATTCTTTACTGATTTAATTATTTCCAATATTTTTTGTTTGTTATTTGTTTTATCCATTTTGGTCTCCTTAATGTTCATTTCTTGTTTTGTTTGCCACCCATTATAAATTTTACCATCATAATAAAGAACTTGTTTTTTATATTGTTTGGGATTTTCTGGTCTAGGTCTAAGTTTACTTTGCAATCCACACATTTGCCTAAAATTAACTGGCATACCCATTACAATAGCATCGTGATTACAACCATGTTTAAAGGGATCATCATTAAGTCCGTATTGATATTTTAGGATTTTTGCTAGATCAACAAATTTATCTTTGTCCATTTTTAATTCTGCAAATCTAACTTTATCTACCCCCAGATTTTTGGCAAAAAATATATAGTTATATATTTTAATTAAATTGTCAATTTCTCCATTAATACAATTACAATTTAAACGTGTTTTAACCCCCATTTCTTTTAAAAGTTTAATTGCTTTTGAAAGGGCAAAATAATCTATATTAATACCGGTTATTTCAGAGTTTCTATGCAGATTATAGTGGTGAATAGAGATATTCATTCCATATAGTGCACAATTTTCTTTAGTAATTTTGTTTTTTGAATTAGTTGCATTGATTGTGGGTGGTGATATTAAGAAAGTTTTTTTGATAAAATCTTCTGTTATAAGGCTTCCATTGGTTGTTATCCATACAAAACGGTTATGATGGGTCAAAAATAAACAAAGTTGACGTAGATCCTTATAAAGAGTTGGTTCACCTCCAAGCAAAATTATATTTTTTTTATTTGTTTCCAAAATAGCTACTGCTATATCTTTCCAGTCAGCATGTTGAGATGGGTGGAATCCATCTTTTTCTATACACCACATACATTTCCCATTACATGTATCAATAAGATTAACTTCCAACCAATCTTGAAAATTGCCTCCACAGAAGTTCAAAGGATTGGGAATATCTGCTGTTATATTTTTGCTAATCATTATTTTAGTCTCATTTGATTCTTATTGTTCCTAAAAACAAAACTAATCTATCATAATATTAATTAAAGTCAATAAGTTTGTTTGAAATCTTCTTCTTTTTCAATAATTTCACCACTAACTCTTTTTTTTATATCTTCAAACAGTTTAATTTCTTTATCCTTTAAATTATATTGGGACAAATTTATCTCCCCATTTTTTCTAATAATAGATTCAATGTCTCCAATGTCATAAGAACTTGCCCTACACAACTTTAAAGCCACTAATCCTTCTTTAGTTACTATGGGAACAATACTTCCACCAAAACCAAAGACATGAGCTGTTTCTATGGCTGCATGAACAATAGCAGGTTCAACCTTAACAAATTCTGGAGTAACAAGGTCTACTTCTACTCCTGTTTGTCTATGAGTTAAAGCATGGGCTCTGTTGCGCTTAAAAAAAACTTGAGTTAACTTAACAACAGTATCAATTGTATTATCGCTTTCCAAAATTATGTCTATGTCTTGAGTTCCCCTTGGATTGGAATAAGCTCCTACAGCAAGTCCCCCGCATAATGCCCATTTTATATTATTTTTAAGCAGGTTTGATAAATCTACAAGAGTTTTATTAAGAGGTTGATTAGATGCAAATTTACTAAAACCGTGCATTTTTTGTGACAACATATAAACTTCATCTGCAACAGCAATAGTTTTGTCTATTTTTAAAATTTTCATTTAAATTGGCTTTTTAACTCTGTTTTGTTTTTATTCACTATTTTATATAATAATCTCTCAGCAACATAACTTTCAGAAAGCCCCCTTGAACGGGTATCACCATTAATAAAAGAAGTTTCATCCAATAGTTCTTCATCTCCTATCTTAACCTTAACATTCAAAGGTTTATTTGTCCAGCTATAATCTCCTGAGCAAACATGAGTTCCTTTACCAGCAGTCTTTGATGATACTATCTGAACAACACCATAAAATAAAGCATTTTCTCCTACGCTAAAACATCCTTTTAATTGTTCAAGTTGATGTAATATGTCTGCAGGATCAGCAATAAATGCCATCATATTATTATTGCGTATAACGGCTGCTTTATTTAATACTTCTTTCTTGCGTTTTTCTTCTGCCAATAGATAATCTTTATTGACTTTTACTTTGTCTTCTTCTGTTTTAGCAGCTTCAAAGATCTTTCTATATTGTTGTCTTAATTCATTATATCCTTCATTATCAAAACAAGGCTTTTGTAAAATCATATTACTTTACTCCCAACCATTTTTTTGCGGCAGAATAAGCACCTTGTTCCGTATTCCATTTTTCTATGTCGTTAATCTTAATTGGTGTTCCATTAATAGTAATATAAAAATGTTTACCTCCTGGCCACCTTTCAACTTTAATCTCATCAAAACTGAATTGCGGGAACCTATCATTGTTCATGGATTCTAATTCTTCAAAGGTAGAACACCAGGTCATAAAACCACCGTTTATATTAACCAAAATCCTTCCATGTTCATTTAAATATTTAAGTTTACTTTGACTTACCATCCCTAATTTTTCAATAAAATAGTTTATCGGACTAAATTTCTGACCTTCAGGAAAAGACAAAACACATGCATATAAAAATGGATATAATTTATTCCATGGGCTACAATGCTTATTTTCATTTTGTTTTATATTTAAAGAAAATATTTCTTTTACAATATTTGCATAATCTTTTGATTGTAAAAAATCATTTATGCAATTTGCATTTCTGCTACATTGCATTTCTTCAATTTCCATAAAATCTTCAATAGATCTTATGTCAGCCATCCAAGGATATTCAATACCCGTCCTTTTGTCATGTATGCGTATGTATCTCATTCTATTCCTTATTTATCAAAACATTTTTTAAACTTCGGTTGAGAAAGATATTTTTCTTCATACCGAAGTTGACGTAGTATCTGAATATAAGAAGCATTTGAACCCAGAACTATACCCTCAAGATTTCGAGCATAAGAACGATCATTTGGATAAAGAATATTAGCTCTCTTAATAGCATCTTTAACTTCTGTAATACATTTCTCCATCTCCTCACAAACTGTTGTTATAGCAAGCTTTTTCATGATTTACCCCATAAAAGATTCAATCCTACTACTTCTTTGTTCCTTTACAAAATATAAAGCCCATTTTTTGAAGTCAGGATCTTTTAATTCTTCAGCCACACCATTAATAACCAACCAGAGTAAATCATCACTAACAAACTGAAGAGCCAAATGCTTTAATATCAATTGGACTTCTTTGCTATAAGTTTTTATTTTTACATAATTATCAGGAGGAGGAATGTTTTTTCTGTCAGTATTCAAACCACAGCAACATCCTTCACCTATATATAAATCTGCTTTATATTTAGCACCAAGTTCTCCAGCAATCTGGCAAACCTTACACCAATACCTATTTTTGCCTTCATCCCAAACCAATGCAGGACAAACATCCGCTTTGCCATAAATTTTTACTGATAATAGACACTGAGCTTTTTTACAGCAAAATCCGCAACCGACGCAAGGTTTGGGAGCAACATCTGAATTTATTACGCTTTTCATAAAACCAATGTAACACATATAAATTAAATGTCAAGTAGTAAATTTCTCAATAAAAACAGGAGATCCTTCTCCTCTCCAAGATCCAATTTGGTTGTAATCCCAAAATTCTTCTGCTTCATCTCTGCTCATATCTTTCATTAATATATCTATAACCTTTTCTCTATCATAGGCTACTACAGGATTACTTCCATATCTATAACACATACCAATAATTGCATCATCAAAACCATCCATTAATAATGCTTCATCATTGTATTCTGCCACTGCTTTTTTAAAGTTCTTCATAAAATGCCTTTGTGCCTCTGATTCATACCTTCCCTATTCCCCTTGTTATCTTCTTCTTCATCAATTTCATCAACATAATCAGAAACATCTGCAGCCCTATCAGTCTTTTCAATTACATTTTTATTGGCAACATTATCTATTCTAGTACAAAACTTTAACTGATGAAACTTTAAAGGATTCTTTATTTTGCCAATTTTAATAATTGCCTGATATTGTGGATTCCTTGGATGAATTTCTTCCACTAGACCAAACTTGCCCATTAAATGACTTTTAGGATCTATAACTTGTACCATGTCACCTATATATATTAAAAGCTTCCTATGTTCTTTTAAAGGTTCACTGGTTCCTTCAACAGGAGTGTAATTTATAGGACGACGTTCTATTTTTATAGGAGGACGAGACACATCTCTTGAATCATTCATAAGTTAATTTCCTTGTTGTTTAATAAATAATTTTTAAATACCCAATAATAACTATAATATACAATAACAATTTTAAATAAACCTTTTATGGATAAAATATATTACATACCCACTAATAAAAATATACTGAGCCTAACTTTTGATGATGGACCAAATAATCCAACAACATCTATTATATTAGATATTTTGAAGTTTTATAATATCAAAGCAACTTTTTTTGTCTTAATGGAAAATGTCATCAAAAATCCCGAAATATTAAAAAGAGTTATTAATGAAAAACACACAGTTGGATTACATGGCTACGGTCATAAATCATTTAGTAAACACCCTAAACTTACAATTTATCGTCATATTAAAAAAAGCATAGATATGTTAAAAGAATCTTTTGATGTAAACGTAGAATATTTTAGACCCCCTTATGGAACTCTTACTAAAGATACAGAAACTGTAATTAAAGAATTTAATTTAATCCCAGTAGGATGGTCTGTTTTTGAAAAAGATTACCAATCAGGAAGAGTAGAGAAAAGATCAGATAGTATCATGAGAAAGTGTTCCCCAGGTCAAATAATAGTTATGCATGATGGCTATAGACAACTTAAACATCAAGGAACTACTATAGAAAATCTAAAACAAATTCTGCCCAAATTAATAAACCAAGGTTATTCCTTTGTTTCTATCCCAGAATTAGTTTCTTCCAAATTAACCCAACAATATAAACCTTTTAATAATATACCTTTGATAGGAAATAGAATCGTTAATTTTATAAACCAAAATATTTTATTCTTATATTGGGAAATAAATTTTATTACCAATGAATCATATTTTGAAATAAAAATAAACAATAACATCTCTAAAATAAAATACCCTAACCCGAATGCAATGGAAGAATGGCCCCAGAAAATAATTGTTCCAGAATATAATAGTGAAATATTTATTAAAAATAATGGAATATTTTTAAAAATATAATTTTATGTTGTATAATGTAATCATCATTCAGTGTATGGAAATATAAAGGAGAAATAATATGGAAAATACTACAAACACAATTGCTCAAGAACAAACAACAGTAAATGCAGGAACTCCTTCTCTAGAAATTCTTACAACTGGGACAATAGAAACAATAGACCCTGCAGTTAAACCTGGTGTAGAAACATCTGAATTCTGGGTTACTTTAATTTCAGCAATAGTTCCTAATCTTGTAACAATATTAGCAATATTTAAAATTGTCCCTAATGAAGTAGCATCTACATTAAGCTCAGCAGCAGTTGCTCTTATAGGTGGTATTATAACTTTGTTTGTTACATTGAAATATATCAAATCAAGAACTGAAGTAAAAACAAAAGCCTTGGAAATTGAAGACTTAACTAAAGCTAGAAATATGAGTCAAAAAAATATTGATAGACAGTTTATGTTTAATCTTTTTGAAAAAGGGATGGTTAAAGAAGAACAGATTAAAAAAGAATTTAAACTAGAATAATTCTTTTTATTGTTTTTCCCAAGCTTCTTGATCAACATATTCATCACATTGATTGCATCTAAAAGATAATAAAATATCTCCACTAAAACATTCTATTTTTGTATCTGAAGATTCAATGTCTATTTCAATATTTTGATCACATACTGGACATATTGCAAATATCTTGTTTATTATCATAACGATATTTTCTTCGCTATGATAATTCATTCCTGCAACTAAATTAAATTATTTTGCATTAACCTAATAGTTGCACCTATATACTCTAACCTGGAGTCTTTCAGAGATTCCCAATCTTCAGTAGACTTGTGTTCCTTCATCTCTTGTATAGCTTCATTCCTTTTAAGATAATCTTCTGCACTGGGATAATAACGAAATATCTTAGTCCAAATCTTTTCCTCATCAATAGATTCTCTCCCCAATCTTTGAGCCACTTCTGATATTGATGCTGACTTTTTAATAGCCCAAAATAATGCTTTCTTGTTAATTTTCATATTTATTTGGTGTGCTCCTATTTTTTTCTATTTCAAATAGTAATTGATCTATTTCCCTTGTATCTACAGGAGTTTCCCCAAGACACATCTCCTCTGCTGGAATATTACTAAAATCATAATTCAGTGTGCCTTTGTTAATTGGGTTAATATTACTGTCTCCTTCTGAAATAGGATTATTTTTACCAAATAAGTTCTTTGGTTTAGGTTGCTCCCAATCACTAGGAAATATGCTAAACATAATTAATCCCCCTTAAACATGCAATTCAGTGTCAGTAATATATCACACATAAATGAAATGTCAAGAATATTGTTAACCATCATCCAGAGCCCTGTCCACCCTTCCATGTATATCACACTCAATTTTATAACATTCAGGTAAAACATTTCCATCAGGACGAACCCTTTTATGAATGTTTTCCCAGAGTTTGTCATATTGCTTCTTAAATAAATTAATTAACAAAGACATGTTTTCTTTATGATTTTTTTGGCACTCAATAGCAAATTCCTTAATTCCTATCCCCCCAGTATAATCATTGGAACAATTGTTTAATATTTGCTCATGTTCTATTTCAACCTGATCATATAAGATGTTATGCATACGGTTTATTACCCCACTCATCTTATCTGTAAATTTCCTGAACTCCTCCGGAACTTGTTGCAAATACATTGGTGGTATCTTTTTATCTTTAATGTCCCAAGCTTCCCAAAATGCCAAAGGAGTTAAATTAGAAATTATCTTGTGTATACGAAGATATTCATCTCCCTTGACCTTTACCTTTAAACCAGTAGCAGGAAAAGTAACAACAAATCCCTCCTTTTGAAAAGGTAATGTCTTGCAGTAAACAGACAACTCATCCAAAGATTGAAAAGAATTAGATGCCGCACATTGTACACCCAATTCTTTTGAACATTTATTTAAACCATCCGGACCAAGCTCGCTTCCATCTTTATTGTTAATTACCCCAGTTAAAACTAACTCTTTCATCTCCCCATAATCAACTACTATTTTGTTTTCAGGATAAATAATCTCAAATAAATAAGTTAAATTGTTGTCTATTTTAAGATCATTATTTTGTCCTTTAATGCGTTCTTGTATCCAATCAGTAGCCCAAAGAGCTTGTTCAGATGTAAAAGATCCCTTAGTAGATATACGATATTTACCACCATACTTAAATAAAATTCCCATAGAACCATCTAATTTATCTAATACATAAAATAAATTATCATTCAGTGTGGAAATAATATTGGTATATCCAGGTAAAGAATATAAGTCAATCAACTCATTTAAATTGAAAAACTTCTTCCAAGGACGAGCCACTAGTTCACCAGTAACTTTATTAAAAATAATACCGCGGGCATTCAGTGTAACATTATCCCAAGCTCTATCATATACACATTCTTGCTTATAATGAAATAATACAAGATCATTCCATTCCACAGCCTTAACATATCTATGAGAATAAAATTCAGATATGAAAGGAAGATTGGAAAAATTTTGGTTCATTCAGTGCTTTCAAATATAAATTAATATATTTAAAATAATTAATTTTTATAATCATGCCAATTCAGTGAAGCATTATTAATCTATCTGCTTTCATCTTGACTACATTCATAACATATATCTAAATTAGGTGGACATCCTTCCCCACAACAATCACATTTATTCCCAAAACCAGAGCATTCGCTACATTTACCATCACCAGTGATTAGACCATCTCCAGTTCCATGACAAGCTTCACATTTCATAGATTATTTCCTTTTATTATCCTACACCATTCTTGGATTGTTCTGCAATAAGTTGAGCTTCCCTTTCCTTCTCAGCCTTTTGACTATTCTTTATCCTTCTCTTTTCGGCCTTCTTCCCCTTGCGTGCCAATACTCTCTCATTCTTTGTCTTTAAAAGTTCCTCTTGCTGTTCTAAATGCTTCTTCATCCTAAGAGGCTTTTCTTCATCCTTATACTTTTGTAAAGCTTCTTTATAAGCCCTAAAAGCTTCTGCCTTTATTCCTCTTGATTTTGGATTCCTTAAAGGATTACCAATAATAGCTGCTGCATATGCCTTGCCAAACGATGTCCCCTTACTCATTTCTCTTCTCCTTTATTTTCTTTTTTTGTATTTTCCCCTAACTTTAAACACATAAGATATACTTCTTTAGGACATTCAACAAGTAGTTCGCTTAATCTATTGGCCTTCCATTTTAGCCCCCTACCATCTATCCCAAATACACTTCTCATTTCTTTTTCTAATTTATCTAAATTCATGATTTTGAACCTTATAAAACTTTTAAAAATACAATAGGTTGACAAAATAAACTAATAATAGGGCAACATTAAGGTGCTCTAGAAAGGAGCAATTTATGTCAATAGATCAATTTATATTAATTATAATGTTTATTTTAATTATAATATGTATTATAGTAGCATTATAATATAAAAAACGGAAACAAAAGAGTTAAAATAGTATTATACATTAACTCTTTTGTTCTCCCAACTACAAACATTCTTTTCTTTTACATACCTGGTAACTCTTTGCTTTACTATGCCCATCCTCTTGCGATGCTGAGTTACAGTAGCTTTATTAGGAACCCCAAGCATAAAAGCTACTTCCTTGTCAGTCTTTGTCCAATCAGCCTTGCCCCATTCATATTTACCACCTTTCCTGCCATCAATAAATATATAAGGTTTTTTATATTGATCAAGAATATTCCTAATATAAACCTTGGAACATCCCATTTTAACAGCAATTTCATCAAGATCCATACTCTCAGTATTTAATTCCAATATTTTACTTAAAGTCAAGAAATTTCTTTTATGAAAATAAGGACTAGGATCTTTACCCAATTCCTTCCTCTTTTGATTAACTCTTTGTTTGCTACATCCTAATTTCTTGGCAATAACTATATCCTGATCTAACCAATTAACTTCTTCCCAATTATGTCTTGCTTTCATAGTCTTTTCTCCTTTTTTTTGAAAGAAGAATAACATAAAAAAAATAAATGTCAATAATAATATTATCTATAAAATATAAAACGATATGTCAATGAATTAGTAGCATCCATATAAAAAACTTCACGAGAAAGAGTAATACCATCTGTATCCCAACTCTTTAGACTCATAGCCACCTCACCTGCAGATTCTCCTGTCATAAATTGCCAATTGTTTGTGCTCCAGGTATTGTCCAAAATATAAATTCCATCCTTGTATGCTAGGATCTGATTTTGAGAAGTATCTGGATCAGTTGCCCCTGGCGTAAAAATACGAACAGAATTAGGCGTAAAACCAACCCCAGTAACTACTAAATCATTAGTTTGATCAGAATCATTTGTTATAGTAATTAATTTTAAATAACTTCCTCCAAACCACGCATTGCTATTTACAGGGTTAAACCATAAGGAGTCCCCATTTGAAACCGGATCATTCGTAATTGTATATATTTTACCACTAAAAGCAATAACCTGATTCGTAGCTCCTCCACTTCCACTTGTATTATAATCATTAACTGTTCCACCAGGATTAATTGTTAATGTACTACGGTTATACCAACCCCCATAAGTATTAAATGTTCCATTGCTGTTTACCACTATATTCCCTCTAACTAAACCACCATAGTTGATAACTGTACCATCTATAGTAAGCGTATTGCCAGGAGCTACTACCCTTGAACCTGCCCTAAATTGAACTTCAGCATTAGTACCACAATAAATTGATGGTGTTTCAGTGGGAGATTCAAAAATTAAAGAAGGATATATACCAGCCATATAAGGTAAATTTGTATTATATGAACAAGAATAACTAGTTCCACCAGCTCCTAATGTAAACCCAATAGATACAACCCCACAATTAATAGCAGAAAAATCACCCCCAACTATAGCAGCTCTACCACTAAAATCTGCAGCAGCTACACAAGTTAAATAAATTCCAAGATAAAAATCACAATCTATAAAATAAGGTACAAAAGTCGTCATAGTAGAATTGCCTGTAATAACAACAGGTCCATAAACCATAAATCCCTTCATACTAAAAACATACAGATTGCTATTGTTGGTTGTACTTTGCAAAGCATTGCCAGAAGGAGGATATAATAAAGATAGACCTTCTGATTTAATTGCCAAATATACAAGATTTGTATTCTCTAAAATTAAATTTTCATAATAAAACCCCCCCATAACATCAATGACATACTCTCTTTGATTTTCCCACGAATTATCACCATTTGCTATAACTTTATTAATGGCACCCATAATAGTCTTATAGGGATATGTTATAGAACCATTTTCATTATAACTATTAGTCCTATTTGAATCTACATATATTATGGTTGTAGTATTGGTTAACTCAATAGGCCAATTAGTCCTCATCTCATTACCAATTGTAACATTCCCCCCTAAAGTAGTATTACTAGCAACAACTAAATCATTGGAAATAGTAATCTTTTCCTTCTCTACTCTTTCTGCCAATAAATTGCTAACTAATAATAACCCAAATAATAATAAGATGTATTTAAAACTTTTCATAATATCCCTTTCATTTTGTTTAATATATTTCTATTTTTATTGATATTTACCTTGTTTTAGTCTTGACGGTATTTAATCCATTCCCTCATCAAATCTCTTAATTCATTACTAATCCCAATAATCCCCATTTCTATACCAATTCTACGAATATCTGTTTTTTTTAATAAACCCGTGTTCCAATGCGTAGCATAACTTACAGCAAATGGCAAAATTTGAGCTTTGGTTGGGGCTACAGATTCACCAATGCCCCGAAGCATGTTCCAGTAGACTAATGCTAATTTTGACCCATCACCAGCCATTTTAACATTAATTATCCTAGTAGAAGAGTGAATAGGCATATACCCAAAGAATAATGCCCCATAAAAAGGACTAATAAATATTCTATTATTTTTCACTCTATATAATATTTTATAATTATCTAATACAGTGATTATTTTCTTCAGTGTCATTTCTTTTTTACAATAAACCATTAGCCACTGTTCTTTATTAGTATTTATTATACGACAACCAGCAAATAGTCCCCCCAAATATTCATTCCAATTATATGCCCCATTTTTGACCCCAAATTCCAAAAAAGGACACCCAGTTATATTAACAAATTGATTTCTATATATCTTTGACACCTTAATAGGAAATTTAATATTCTTAATATCTAATAAAAATTCATTGTGGGCATTTTTATTAAATTTAAAGCAGTGCATCCTAATTTCCTGAAATATACCAGAGTCCCTAATTCCACTGCAAAAACTTGGCGTCCATATTCCCAAATCATTATTTATCGACAAATCTCCATTTATTATTTTATTATTTATTTCCTTATATATCCGCCATTCCCTTAATTGCCTATTAGAAGGAACTATTCCCCCTTCCAAATAAGGCTTTAATAACCAACTCTTTTTATGTGCCTTTTTGTCATATAATAAATATTCCTTTGCACAACTTTCTATTATTTTGTTTTTTATTATTTGGTCTTTTTCATTCATTATTTATATATTCCTCAATATTCAAATGTAATCCTATTTTGATTTGGTACAAAATAAAATGTCACAAAATTATTGGGTCAAACCTTCTTGGGGCAAACTATTGTGTATAAGCTATTAGTGAATATTTATGAGTGTCTACTGGTGAATTTTGGAAATTAAAAAATTAGTGAAAATTTGAAATTGCACATGTTCTGGCTTGACAATTTAGTATAAAAATATATTAATTCAGCCACGTATTGTCAATAATAAATTAATGGGGGCTTCTATCAATTTTCTGTTAATAGGCATGGTTCGTTCTTATTTCATAATTATACAACTTATTTATTATTTTTATGTTTATTAATATGGTCTTTTTGCCAGAGAGGTTGAAGGTTTAAAAATCTGCAGCACATATATCTTTCTGATTCTTCCTGTAGGTTAAAGAATGATATTGGTATGATATGGTGAATATTCCAATTATTATTTTTATAACCGTAATTCTTCCAATTCATACCCCTTAGCCATTGTTTTTCTATGTGTAGTTTTAATTCTTTTTGGGAGCACATAAAGTATTTAATATATTGTTCTTTACATTGCCCTTTCAACATTCTGCCTACTGATTTGCTAAAAACTGTTGATAGTTTACAATTTATCATATGTTTTTTATGTTTGTCCATTTTATTTATATGTTTTTAAAAATTGTTTAATATTCCTATATTATAAAGTTTTCATTTTTTATTTATAATTTATTTATAATTTGTATAATCGTTTAACTAATTAGCAAGGTGATAGAAACAGACAATGGATTATAATGGATTCTAATCGCAAATTTAATAGAGCAGATATTCCTTATTATCAGGAATGGATAAGGAAAGTTTCTGGCAGGAAGAGAATTAGCGTTTTGCCAACTTCAATTGATGATATGGTTGCTCTATTTCCTTTTTGCAGGGTATATGGGGATGGGGAAACGGATGAAGAAGCTAAAAAGAGGCATCTGGATTATTTCAAATTTGGAATTGGCTGGGCAGACACAATAGGTAAAAACATATTGCTTAATGTTGAGCGTATTGAAAGACTACAACATGGAAAAGCTTGCTATGTTAAGGCAATTCTTTTACATGAAGCTGGTCATATAATAAATCCGAGGGATAAACACGGCAAATCTGGTTGTGAATTTATTGCCGAATTATATGCTCTAAAAAAAGCTTGTAGGCTTGGTTTGGAAGCTGAGCTTAAGGAAATTAGGTTAAATTCTAGTAGGTGGTATCTTGATTCAATTGGAGTTAATTCTAAAATGTATAAAATTGCTTTTAGAATGCTCAAGGGTGTTGGGGTTTATTAAGCAAATATTAAAACTCTACATCATCTATATCATCTACATCTTAATATTGGTTATTTAAACAATTCTATTATTTTTCAAGTATTTGTATAATAAAAGCAAATTATTATATTTAAGATACAAATAATCAAGGATTTAAGGGGTTAAAAATGAGTTTAATTAGGTTAAATGATTATAAAATAAGTGGTAGGCAAGACAAATATCAAGGGAAAGACTTTGTTGGAAAGCTTGAAGTTTCCAGAGAATTACCTGATATAACTAAGGATATTTTTAGAAAGGCTCATTTTGGAATATCAGAAAGATCTTATGATGATCAAGCCATAACCTGTTTAGATGGAGAGGACAGATTTTTAGATATAGATGGCATTAATTATTTTAGTGGAGAAAACTTTAAGATAGAATGCAAGGATTTTTCCAGGTTTGGTGCTCATGAAATGATAGGTGTTCCTAGGCGTTACATACAAGAGAAGGCCATATTTTTTAATTATATCATTTTTATATTTAGATACAATATAAAGGTACTTCAATCTTTTGTTAATTTTCATAAGTATAGGAATATAGATGATGCCATTCAAGACTCTTTAGATAAGGGTTTTTTGTCTATGAAAGATGGGAAGATATCTTACACTCTTTGGGGTAACAGGCTTGACATTTTATTAAGGCCGGAGAATAGAATGATAGACAAAGAGGATCAAAAGAATTATGTTTGTTCTGATTTGGGTAGATATAAGGGAGAAAAGCAATATCTTTTCAAGATTAATTCTATGCTTTTAATAGATGATTTAATAGAGCAAGAAAAGCATAAGGAACGTTGGCCTAATATTTGGGAAAAGTATTTAATTAATGATTATAAACTACCCAACCACTAAAGATGTCGTGGTTTTACGCTCCCGTAATAAAAAGGGATGTCATATTTATCCTTGTGCATCTTTTTTAGTCTTGTCCAACGGTGTAAGTGTAACAAGTTCCTTGCTAATAAATTTTGGCATCCAGCACCTACCCTTGAACCAGTGCGTCTCTGTTTCCTTGCAAAAGCTGGAAAACTCAAACCACCAATTCATATGGCTACGAGCTTGGTTTTCCGTCAACCCGGAGTCGATCAGACTTGCAATTGTGTCACTGACCGCCTTATCACAACAGTACCGTTTTGTTTTATTTTTTCTCATGTATATGCTTCCGTGCTTGTAAATTTTAGTTACATATTATTTGGAAGTGGCTTACTATTAGGTTATCCCATTAATTTGTGGTGCTTTCGGGCAAGAAGGTATTTCTTATGGAATTATCAGGCATATAATAGATATTATAATCACCTGCATCAAGATTAAAGATATTAGGATATTTTTTTCTTATTTTATTATACATACCGTTATCGCTATAATTAATGAGTTCTTTTATAGTGAATTGGCAGTTAATTTTATTTTGAAATTCAAGATATTTATCTATAAGGTCAAAAGTAGTATTTGCTGTAACCAAATGAGTTATCCTTATTTTTGTTAGGGCGGACAAATATTTCAGGTATTCCATATCTTCTTGGATTTTATCGCTTGAGAATACACATTTATTAATTTTATTCCAAAATGAATCTTTTTTCAATTTTTCTCTAGTGTGAACATCTACTATCATGTTTAAGAAATTAGTAATAGTAAGAAATTTTTCCCACCAAGTATTATAGGTATCGAATTTATATAAACTATCTCCTCCTCCGGAAACAGATACTTTACCCTTATTTTTATTATTAGACAGGAACTGTGTCAATTTAACCCAATCTGTGGGCTGATTGACATTTTCTAGTTCGTGACCTTTCCAAATGCAGTACCAGCAATTTGCCCTGCATCCGAAATTAGTAATTACTGAAATATTTGGGCTAGCTGTCCGCAGCATAATCCTGCCTCCTCACATTTAGCAATGGCGTCTACTACTACTGGAATTCCTTCTTTTTTGAATTCCCTTTCCATAACCAACAAATCTTCATAGTTATTATAATTAGCAAAAGTTTCTAGATTATTGTCTTTACTATTTAAGGTTTGATTAAGGGGTATCAATTTAACCGTGAATTTTTCTCCATTGAGCCCCATTTTTTTAAGTTTGTTAACGGAGACTTCTATGCCTTTCATAACTATAAAGTTAAGAGTAACAGTTCTGTTGGTTATTTTTGTTTTATTAATTTGTTTGATAATGTCTTCAATAAGCATAACTTCTGAATTTCCAAAAAGTCTTTGTCTTTCCATTTCGTCTGTTGAATTACAGCTTATTTGAAGGTGCAATCTGCCAGTATAAGTCTTTTCTTTTACTTCTATCACTTTATTCAGGACTTCTTCTGGAGTTATATTGCCCATAATTTTTTTAGGAAGAATGGTATTAAAGCAAGGAAGCCAATTAAAATGTTTACCAAGGTTGAAAGAAATCATAGGCAAATTGATCATAGCTCCAAGAACATTGTCTAAATTATGAGATGGTTCTCCCATTCTTGCAAAGCCTATTTTTACTTTATCAGATTGTAAGACATATGGAGTATTGATGATTAGAAGTTCTATTTGTTCTTCTATTTGTCTTTGGCTCAAATTTCCCTTAAATGGCAATTGAGCAACATCACAGAAAAGGCAATCATGAACACATCCTAATTGGGTAGAGACAGTTAGCAACCATTTCTTTTCATAAGGGACAAGGTGTTTCCATATTACATGAGGATCTTGGGATTGTCTAACTTCTGCGTGCAGTTTGCCATCCACAGCTACGTCTCTCATTTCTGTACATTCTATCATATATCCGTCTACTTCTACTAAAAAGATTCTTCCGCTTGGCAAATAGCAAACATTTTTAATTTTCATATAGTATCTCCTTTTTTGAAATGGACTATAACATCTTTGATTAAATTGTCAAGTATTATTTATTTTTCTTATATTATACAATTTTTACTTGCAAATACTGTATAATTTAGATATGTTTTCAGAAGAAAGGAATAATATGATAGACAAATTTGATTTAGATTACAGATTTTTGAGCAATTTTTGGTTGTCTCCTGTGGTATTTGAAGGAGAAGTTTATCCTTCTTCTGAACATGCATTCCAAGCTGCTAAAAGTTTAGATAAATCTGTAAGAGAACAAATCAAGGGATGTAGTACCCCAGGTAAAGCTAAAAGAATGGGGGCAAGGGTTGAGTTGCGTTCTGATTGGGAAACTATTAAAGATGATGTTATGCTTGACGTATTAAGAGATAAGTTTAAGGACAATGATTTAAGAGAAAGACTAATTGCAACTGGAACTAAAGAGCTAATTGAAGGCAATACTTGGGGAGACAAGTATTGGGGGATGGTTGCTGGCGAAGGAAAAAATATGTTAGGAAAGCTATTAATGCAAGTTAGAAGTGAAATTAACTCTTAATCATAGTTTTTTTATTTGCATTTCTTACAAAAGCAATCTCCGTCAACAGTTTTAGAACATTTTTTGCAAACTCTTGATCCACAAGCCGTACAGGTATAATCTTCATTATCTGTCATTTTTTTCTTACAAATTTTACAGGAACTAGATGTATCTTTGCTATCAGATGCTTGTTTTCTATCAGATTTAATCCAACCTGTTTTTTTACCTATTAATTCCCATTGTGATTTTGACATGGTAAATTTCATATTGTATCTCCTAATATTATTTTACTAATATTTCAATAATATATCAAAAATACCTTTAAAAAACTGTATAATGTAAAAAAGGGGTAAAATTATGAATACATTAGTGGTTAATTTATATGGTGGACCAGGTAGCGGTAAGAGTACAATTATGGCTGGTATATTTTCTGAGCTAAAGTGGATGGGAATTAATTGTGAAATGGGACCAGAATACGCTAAAGAAAAAGTTTGGGAAGAATCTCTTAAAATATTAAATAATCAAATATATGTTTTTGGTAAACAGCTTCACACTTTAATTAGAGTAGTTGATAAAGTTGATGTTGTTATAACAGATTCTCCTTTACTATTATCTTTAGTATATGGGGACAACGAATGTGAACATTTCAAGAAATTAGTATTAGATGTTTATGATCGTTTTAATAATCTTGACATATTTTTAACTAGAGTAAAAAAATATAATCCTTCTGGTAGATTGCAGACAAAAGAAGAGGCTATTGAAATTGATGTTAAATTAAAGTCTTTATTAGTTAAGAATGATATAAATTACACAGAATTTTGTGGATGTAAGGAATCAGTTAAGGATATATGTGATATTATAGTTAGAAAGATTGATAGTTATAAAAATATCACAGTAGGTGAGCATTGAGCAGCAGAAAATATTTTTAACTAGAAAACAAGATTGGCATTTATTCTATTCCGAACAATTAGTTAGGAGACTTCAGGAATAGTTAATCTTTTTATATTAATTTCTTCCATTTTATTGTCATATATTGTGTTAATGGCTGCTGTTTTATTATAAATATCAGAAAGATATTTTTTAATTATTTCATCTGTATATCCATTATCAAACACATCTTTAGAGTCTGCAGTTTCAAAAGAAGATTTGGTTGTTGTTAATGTTTTTTCAAAAAGTACTGGACCAACTCCTTCTTTCCATTGCCATAGAGATACTTGTCCTTCATCATCAATTTTTGTAAAAGTATCTATTTGTCTTGCCCAAGTACCTGAATTATAGTGATAGTTACCTATATTTCCTGGAGTGTGGGTATGACCGTAAATAACTACATCTATATTATTGTTTTGGCGGTATTTTTCTATAGCCTGTATATTATCACATAGTCTTGAATTAGATCCTATAGATTTAAGTTCGTCTTCTACTGACAAGTTACCTATAAAAGGTCCATTGGACAGATCTTCCAACATTCCTGCAATGATTGTGGCTATTTCTCCTATACCTGGATTGTTTTTATTACAATATGGATCAAACTCGTGACCGTGTAAGAAAGCAAATTTGCGTCCTCCTATTGTTTGCACAAATGGTTTGCTCATTCTTTTAAAAAATGGGTGAGGCATTTCTATAATATTGTTATCTATATAAACAAAGTTCATTAAGGTATTATCGTGATTTCCCAAAACATAAGTTGACTGCATAGCGTCGAGTTTATCTAATAGACCATGATACTGATTAATTGAAGAACTGAAATTAACTTGCCACCAATCAAAAAGGTCTCCTAGTATATATAATTTAGCTTGTTGTTGTTCTACCCATTTAAGGAAGTCATAGAAGCGTATTTCTCTACCTTTTACATTAAAATTATCACGTGTTCCGCGATCTGCAGCATGTACATCACTTATGCAATAAATCATAACATATCCTTTTTTAAATCTTATGTTTTATATTATTTATTATTTTTAATTATTCCTTTTGCCCATTTCTTTATTTTTGATGACAATAGCAATACTTTTTTCATTTGTTGTTTAGAAATTATTTCATCTGAGAAGTCTTTTAGGGCTGAGTTATCTAAAATTTTTGACATTTTTATTATTTCTTTACAATCTTCTATAAGTTTCTGTTCTTGTGTTTTTATGAGTTTTCTTTTCATTATAATACTATTCCTTCTAATTTTGGATATCTTTCAAGTTTGGATACAATTGGAGTTGCACATGGTTCTATTGATCCCATCAAGTGGTACATAATTTCGTGCAATGATTTTTTTTCAGGTGGTTCTTCGTTATATTCAGGAGTATCACAATCATGGTATGTATCTATGTGTTCCTGAATCATAGAAATGGCTTTCAGGATATCATTTACTAGTTCCATAGATGATGTTTGGTATATTTGATCTGAGGTTTTTGTTGAAGACATATTATTTCCTTTTACTATAAGTTAATTGTCCCAAACGATATTATATTTAATAATCAATTCATCTGCTTTTTTAATTAGTTCTTTTAGATTGCGAAATTGAAATATAGACTGTTCAAATCTTGGAACCCATACACATCCACTTCCATCGGATTGCAACTTTATGTATGGATGTCCTGCCATATTGTATTCTTCCATAATTACTTCATGGAAAACGTGAATAGAGCTTAATAATTTTTTTATTTTCACATCACTTCGTCCAGAATATAACTTGCTTAATTGTTTGCTCATTGTTTTTGTTATTTGATTTTTATTGGTTTTCATCCTTGTTCCTCAATATATTTTTTTGATTATTATTTTGAGTAATAGTAAATAATTTACTTAATTTTTTTATTTCTTTTTTTCTATATGTTATTTTTTTATTAGATATTTTCTTGATATTTTTTTTAAGGTTATTTTCAAATAATTTTGATACATTATATTTTTCTGGCAATGATTTACCACATTGTCTTTCTATTATTCTTCTTTCTCCAAGTATGGCATTAAGTTCTTCATCTGCAATATCTGAAAAAATGCTTTCTTCTTTAGCCTTTTCATTTTGGGCAGTATAATATGCTGCATTCTTTATTGATCCATTTAATGACCAAGATATTTTATCTTGAACATATCTGAGTATTTTTTTAACAGCCAGCATTTTTTGATTATTGGGATCTTCTAATGGAATTTCTCTGGACATATCATTTAATATATTTGTTATTTTTTTATTTTTATAGACATATTTTGGATTTTTTTCTATTGTTGGGTTATTACCGATAGAAACTTGTATTTTTTTTGAAACAAAATTGTCTAATATTGTTTTTTTATCAAGTTCTTTAATAATTAATTCTATGGCTTGGGTTATAATATCTTTAGAACCATTTAAATAATCATTTTTTATATTATTAATTTCTGTTAGTATTGGTCTTGGTTGTCTTTTTAGAAATTCTATATCTTTTAATCTTTGTTTTTGTAATTCATGGATGTTATATTGATGTGTTTTATTTTTATTTTTTTTATTTTTGCTGCATGGTTTTATTTCTTTTATTTTCATATTTCTCCTTTTATTATAAGAAATGGGTTTATCTAAATAAATTCTTGTTGGTCCATAACCTAATTTTTCTATTATCATAATTCTCCTTTTAGAGAACACCAAGGGTATCCAAATTCACCATCTTTTGAAAGTCTATTAGGAATATTTTTCATGGTATTATAAAACCAAGGCTCTATTATCCATATTGCCAATATCCTTTTAAGCAAGGGTAATGATTTAATATAATTTTTAAGTTTAAATAATTGTTCTACTGTTGTTCTTCTTTTAGAAAAAGAATCTCTTAGAGCTAATTTAGCCTGTAAATTATTTTCCATTTCTATATGCTTATTTTCATAATTTTCATTTATATATTTTATTTGCATAATTATTTTCCTTATTTTACTTTAATTATACATTTTTATTTTTTTTATCTATAATATATTTATAAATGAAAAAGTAGTGATGTGAAGATATATAACATGAAAGATAGATTTTTATTTAGATAGGTAGTTTTTTTAATTTTTTGAAATATAAAATTATGAGCATAGTAAACTTATTAATAGCAGAAATATTTGGAAACAAATCTGCAAAATTAAATGGAACAAATTTGTTTTCCAATGAATATTCCACTCTATCGCAGTACATGTCAATTATTAATCTTTTTGGAAAAGAAGGCAGACCTATTGTTAGAATTCCTGTTCAAGGGAATACAATACAACCATTTTTACAGGCTTCAAGAATGGCAAATCAGTCTGGCATTGATGTAATTGCTTGTTTAGATAGTTATGAAAGTGACAGTTCTATGTTAAACAGGCTTTCTGCCATAAGATCTTCTGCTAGTTTTATAAAGTATATAGAATTATTTAATGAGCTTCCTAAAATGGGAGATTCATATTTTGGTGAAAAAATAACTAGTATAAAACAATTATTGGATATTACTAATAAATATTCTGATTGGGTACATGCAAATATTAATGGTGGGAAAGTAATAACCATGGCTACCTATAATTTATTAGATGAGCGTAGTGACGGTTGGAATATTACAAATACAGAAATAACCAAGCAATTAATTCTTTATACTGTAGCAGATATTTGTGCTATTCATCTTTATGGTGATTCTTTTGGGAAGAAGCTGCAATTATCAGACTTAGCAGACAATATAAGTAAATGGAATAAGGAAGCAAAATATAAGAAGCCGATTTGGGTTACTGAGTTAGGAGATGAAAGATGGGGTAATCAAGTTGCTTATTATAATGGCATGGTTAAATTAATAATGAATTTAATTAATCCTGAAAAAATGATTGTTTATAGACAATGTGTAAGAAATCCTACTGATTTGGATAACGGATTTGCATTAGAGATTATAAATACTGGTCAAAAATCTCCATTGTATAGTGAATTGATTAGTTAATAAGAAAATAGTGTTGGTTCTTCTTTTTGGTATTCTTTGCTTTCAACTGTTACAATGGTATCATTTTTACTTCCCCCATGTGGAACAAGTAATATCTCTATCATTTTGAATCCTCTATTAATTCCTATCCCGTTACTTGACCATCCACAAACAATGGCAATTCCGTTTACTTTTAATATTCTTGCAACTTCGTTTTTACAATCTCCCCAGTATCCCATATTAGCTACAGATTTTTCTAGTTTATCTTCACCAAATTTATCGTAACACATTGCTGCTTGACTAATTGAATATGGAGGATCATAGAGAATAAGATCGGCTGAATTACTTGACATTAATTTTAAAAAAGACAAGCCGTCCAAATGGTAATTAGTGTCAAATTTGGGATTTAAATCGTTTGTTATTGTTCCGTATTTGCTTTGATTAGCAAAAGGATCTATAATTACTTGTGAATTTTTTGAATATTTTTCAATTATTCTTTTTATAGGCTTTATTTTAAAAGTAAATCTACTAGGCATTGCCCATGTTCTATTAATCTCCATAGTCTGCCTTTAGGTGTTCATTTTCTCCATAACTTTCTAACATTTTCCCATTCTTTAATATCACATGGTTTACCTAGTGGAGAGCAATGCCTAAGATTGGGTAAATTTTTACAACGGGAATAATCAGAAAAGGCATCATTAACATCATTTCTGATTTGTTTTTTTGTAATTTCATCAAACAGAAACCAATTATCAATAATATAACGGCATGTATCTGAAACAACAGATGCCGGTTTTTTAAAAGCATATCTAATAGCATTAATCAATATCCATTCTGGCATTAATTTTATTCTTGACTCTGAATATATTGGAGTTTTACTAGCACATGAATAAATTAATTTAGATGATTCTCTTAAAACGCATTCTATGTGATTTCTCCAATGAGTTTCTGGTTGTTGTCTAAGCCATTCAATATCTTCAGAGATTAATTCGTCATATTTTTCCCTATTTAATTGTATTTCTGACATTATTTTATCCTTATTTAAATCCAGGGAATAGATTTTTAAAAAAATCTGGCATACTAGTTGAGCTTTTTTGTTTCTGTTCTATTTTTGCCATTTTATCTAAAGTTTCATATCTTGATATACATTTATCACAAAGTATTTTTGAGTTTTTACGAATAGAACTCCCAGATTTTATTTCAGCAACGAATTTATTACAGCCATGACAATATAGTTTCATTTTATTTCCATAGTTGGCTTTGGAGGTATTGCTATTGAAGGTTTTTTTTGTGGAGGGGATATTTCATGTTCTTCTTTAAAAGCTTTATTTCTAAGATTCCAATCTGGGCTTGTTATAAAACCTAATTTTTTACCATTTTGGTCTGTAATTCTGATACCTATATTTTCCTCTTTACAAGGATATGCAAATGAATCTTCTGGAAATTTTTTTAATTCGTTTATAAGAGAGATAGATTTCATTTTAGTTCCCTGGATATTTATATATTTTTATAAACAAATCAACTAGTACCTAAATATTATATAAATAGGTACTAGTTGTTAGATTTAATTGCTGTCCTTAAGCTTGTGCAGAATGATCTACAACAGGGGCAGTTTGGGACACTACTTTAACTTTATTTTTAGACCCTTTAGGGCGACCTCTACCACGCTTAACTTCTTTGGGGGCTTCTGTTACTACTGTGTTTGTCTGTTCGTTCATTATTTTTTCTCCTTTGTTTTGTTGACTACTTTCCAACATTATACATTATTTTAATAAAATTTAATTATTTATTTTCTACCTTTGAAAATTACTATATTTAAAAAAACATCAGTTGTTTTTTTAATTTTATCTATATTTTTCTCAATAAAATTTAAAACAGAGAAATATAAAGTAATTGGCCATATCGTTAAAAATACTATATAAAGAAAAATTAATCCAATAGTGATGTCTTTTTTACATAAATGACGAATAATCAAAGACATTATTGAAATTATTATTCCTATTATAAAATATAACCAAATATAAAGTTGGAAGTTAATATCCATAGGTATTTTATATATTTTCTTATTTTTCTTTTGTTGTTTTCCAATCGCGTTGATTCCAAATTCTTATTCCTCTAGCTTTTCTTTCTGCATGGGCTAATTTCCAAGCTTCATCTGAAAGTTTGCACCAATGTGTGCTAACACTATATTTTGCATCAAGACCAGTTATATATTTACTTGCAATTCTTCCAAACTCTATAAATCCTTCTTTATTCCATTTTTCAGCTATTTTATTATCTTCTTCATTCATATGCTTGACATCAATTTTACCCCATTTATCTACAGAGCAATTTTCAAAAAATAGCAACAAACTTCTTTCGTTTTTTGTCATTGTTTCTAGTGTTTTCACAGTTTTATTCCTTATTTTAAGACTTGTTTAGCTTCTTTTTCTGTGCATATTTCATAATCAAATTTTTTCCAAAATTCTGGCTCTGAATTGCCTCCATTCCATTGTTTCCCGTTTTTAGAAAACCAAATAGGATAATGATTTTTTTCAAAACAAGCTACTATGCCTATTTCATTATCTTTCAACCATGGGTGTTCTTTTTTAACTTTTATCCATGTTTTCATAATTTAAAATTATAATCACCAAATTACAAATACATCAATAACTTTATTTGATTTCTTATTTTTATTTCCTTCACCATAATATTCCCACATTTCTTTTGTTCTGGGGTCAATTTCAGCAGGTTCTTTAGATACACTTTGGACTTTGTTATATGAATGATCTGAACCTGTAGTTACGATTGCTACATTATCTGGAACCCCTTCAAGTTCTTTTTTAAGTTGTCCGACAGTTATCATGTCTTTACTCCTTTATGAATTCTTTTCCTCTCTGCCTTCCATGATTTCCAAGCCCTCTTATTTGTATTTCCTGTGAATTTACTTTTACAACAACATGACTGCCAATCTCCCACTACTCCACATTCAATATTAGAACAAACAACTCTAGATTTATCTCCCATACATCCTATTTGTTGTTTTGATTCTATTGTCATAGGGGATTTACAACGGGGGCATAATAGCCTATCATTTATTTGTAAATGATTAGTAAAATTAATTATCTTTTCTTTTTTAGTTTCCATAAAATTAGCAAGCTTCCCGTAATATATTTAAGTATTCCAATACCTTTTCATAGCTCCAAGCATGAATGTAATTGTCGCCTTGCGTTACATTTTCTTTTGAAAAATCTGGATTTAAAATGGTTTTTAAATTGCTCCAATCAATATTTACAACTCTTTTTCTCCATCCGATTTTTATTGTTCCAAATTGAGTTATAAATTTATACCAAGGAGAACATTCTATACATTCACAATATTCGTTTTTTACAGGCAAAACACTTTTAATTATGAAATCTGCTTTGTGGAATATTTCGTTGAATTTCTCTAAAATTTCATGTTCGTTTTTTAATTTATAGCAATTCTTATGAAAATATTGACTTGTGTGAAACAATAGTTTATCTCCTTCTTCCATTGGATCAGCCAAAGAACATTTAACCCATCCATGTTCATTGGATGGCTGTTTTCTCATTATTTCATCTTTTTCCCAAGCAGGATCTGGCTTCAAATCAATATATTTTTTGTTTTGTAAACTATAATCTGCTAAAAGATAAAATGATTTAAAACTATAGGTTTTACCATCAACAACAATACCATCACAAATACTGTTTCTTTTTGCAGCATTAACAAATACTGATCTTGGTTTTCCTATAAAATCTTGAGATGGTGTAAGTTTTTCATAATCATTTTTGCATATAATATCGTGACAATTTTTAATATTCCATCCAGACTTGCAAAAAGGACATAAAAATTTTGATTTTGGTAGCCAACATGGAGAATAACTAATTGTAGTTTGCCCCACTATTTTTGCGGAAATATTGTTTTGTATTTCTTTGATTGTTAATGCATTTTGTTCCATTTTTTCATCATAATCTTTAATATATTCCCATAATTTTGACATAGAAATTACGGCAGGAAGATCTGGTATTTTTTCTATAGGTATAAATGGTTCATTAAATTTCATCAAATTACCGCAAGTGTCTAAAACAAATCTACCCAAAACGCAATACTCAGACAAGCTTTCTCTACGGTCATATCCAGCTTTGTGACGCTCATCCATCAACATAACGAAACTATCCAAATCTTTAAGATTTGCCAGTATTCTATCAATATCATCGTACCAAACAGGATTAATAATTTTCATATTTATACTCTGTAGTCAATAAAATCCTAACATTTTTAGTGGCTGGTTAATTTAGTAACTTTACCAATTGATTCAACTATAATTGTTTTTCCAAAAATTCTATGTAACAATCTTTGCAAATGGAGTCGCCAATGTTGTAACGATGCCCAAAATTATGAAAAAAATCAACAAAATTTTTGTCCATACCGTACGTAAGAGACTTTCTCCCCTTATTGTCTTCTACTTCGCTCTGCATAATGCTTGCTTTGCCTTTATAAACTTTGCAAACAACACATTTTTTCTTTGCTGAATTTTTCATAATCATCCTAGCATCTTTAGTAGCTGAATAGTTTATTTAAATAAAAACAGCATTTTTTTCTTTGTGAATAACTAAATCTTCTGTAAGCATATTGTGCCATTCTTTTGCTGTAACTTTAAAGGAAGCAAAAGTTGTTGCGTTATTTTCTGCCCAAGAACATAATCCTTCCAATGAAGAAAATACTGGAGATATTGGAGATCCTTCGCTGGTATTTTCCCAAAGCTGGAAACCCTTGCCTTTTGGAGGTTCTTCCCTTTGCCATTTTTCGTGAAGTTTTCTTATTTCTTCTGATTGCCAAATTTCTCCCTCACCTTTACAATACTTACATTTACCATAAACTCCCAGCCTTTTAGCCCTAGTTTCAATGCATATCCAGGAATTAATAGAATCGTGTCCCATTCCACCAGATATACTCCATTTATTAACTTCTTCTGCTGTGGGGTGATACGGGGGATTTTTTTCTTGCCAACCTTTTGTCTTATCCCAAATATGTGTAAAATCAATTAACCTATTATTTTTTACTAAAGCATCTACTTCGTCTTGGGTAAGATGATGACTCCAAGCCTTGTTATTATATCTATATTTTGGACTCACCTGTATCCATTCTACTTCATCATTAGAAAAACCGTACCAATTATCAGACAATTTTTTGGTAGCTGGGTTTAGACCAGTATTGCCACATGATTTGCATTCTTGGGAGTTATAAGGGTTTATATAACCCTTCCATACTTGATTTAAAGGCCAATCAAAATTC